TGGCATGAACCTTGCAGGTAACCTATTGGCATGAACCTTGCAGGTAACCTATTGGCATGAACCTTGCAGGTAACCTATTGGCATGAACCTTGCAGGTAACCTATTGGCATGAACCTTGCAGGTAACCTATTGGCATCATAATTGCAAATGCAAGAAGCGTGCCAACCTAATTGGTACGTTAATTGCAGAGAGTGCAAGAAGCGTGCCACTCAGGCTCGTACTAGGAACGTAAGCAAGAAGCATGCCAACCTAATTGGTACGTTAATTGCAGAGAGTGCAAGAAGCGTGCCAAGGAGGATGCCTCATATTGAGACGGGGTGGTGGGTGTAAGGGGTTTTCATATCCACTTTATACATTATAATAGCTGTTCCAAATTTTAGGGGGTGGCCTAAAAACGGACCCCACAAAAAATTTTTTCAGGGCCAACTGGAACCAAGGCCCCTCATGATTCTCCAAAAGTTGGACCTAATCCTTTTATAAGTATATTCTTATCAATCGTCAACTTCTGGATATATGCCAACTCCAGTGCCCATAAATATAATGCTTTCTTTGTGGGCTTCTTTACCTTCTTTCGTATACTTGGCATGATATAAGTTGTAACTGTGTGGATAGACCTACCTATCATCTCAGCCACATAAGTATAACTATTGTTTTGTATGAAGTGGGCTAATGCTTCCTTTTCTATGTCCGTAAGAATCTCTGGAAGGTATTTAAACTTATCTACAGGCTTTGGCTTAGCCCTAGACGGTCGTTTGAGCCATCGGGCTGTTGGGTCCTTGGGTTTTCTATTAGCGCCCATTCTAGACTCCTTCCTGTTCGTTTAAAGCGGTATCCTTACTATTAGCCTTTTCTGCAGACATAAGGTACATACCAACCATTACCGTAATAGCTGGTATGATAGTTGTAAGTAGAACAATCAGAAACATACTTTACCCCTCCTAAAGGTTATCGTTAAGTTACCCCATAGTTAGGGTACACTATAAGTCTACCATAAGACACAAGACATGTCAACAATATTAATAAATAAAACCTATAAAATTCCCTATTGAATTTAGACCATAAAATTTAGTTTGGTGTCTCATTTCCCTAAAAAACGCCTCAAAACTAGAGGAAATTGAAAAACTGAAAAAGTGACTGAAAATTTTCATCAACAAAATTAATAGGTTGGCGGTTTCATAGACGCCAAAACTTCCCCACAAACACTGTGTGTGTCTTCCCGAGGCGTTTTTCCTTAGTCATTTCACCAAAAAGTAGTCAATTCCTATAGTATTTTTGCGTTTGAGACACACTGTTGAGGCTACACTTGAGACACAAGGCGCTCCTCTTCTATCCTCTTTATTTACTTATTATATATTTTTAAAAAATGTGTCCGACACAGGCACAGTGTTTTATGGGAAAGTTTTCAGCCCCGTAGTCCTGCAGTTCAGATTATCGGCAACGGCGACATCAACAACTGTTGCAATTTTAGGCCACCTAACAGTTACTTAACAATTACCTAACAGTCCTTAACAGGAACCTAAAAGGACCCTAAACAAAAGTCCCTTATCAGCAACGTAAGCAACGAAAACGACACTAAGAGGCTCCATGTCAGACGAACAGTTACCCAAACGACGTATAATCGTCCCCCAGCTCCATACCTATTCTACAGGCACCATCACCATTGCCCCTACTCCTCATGCTTTGCTGCAAGATGCTATGTCCGTTATAAGTGCCGAGATAATCAAACTTAAATTTAAATCTGGCCAGGATAATAAACCACTCAACCAGCATGACGCTAAAACACTACAAGGCTACGTAAGAAGCCTTACCGAATTAGCCCGTGAGCAGCGTGCAGAAGACGCGGCAATGAATTTAGATGAACTTTCAGATGAAGACTTATTAGCCCTTACAACTAACCTGCAGCAAAAGAAGAAGTTGGCTAAAGGAGCTTCCAAATGATTAAGCTTCGTTTTAAGCTGCAGTTTAAGCTTCATTTTAATTTGCGTCGATTCCAGTGGGCCCAGAAAATTTTAGCTTTACCAATGGGAGGTAGCCTTTGACTAGCCAAGAACTTAACAAACAGTATGCCATTTTGTGTCAAGAGTTGGGGCACCTAACAGTTAACCGTATCAAGATAGACGAACGCTTGGCAGAAATCCACCAGGCCATCAAAGTCATAAATGAATATGCTGCCCACGTTAAAGTGGCTGAGTCCCAAGCTGCATGGAAAGCTAAAGGTCCCGATGGCATTAAGTAACCCCGCAAAAAATTTCGCGGCCAACTGGAACCAAGGCCAATCTATCCTGCAAGAAATATCTACCCTTCCAGTTATCCTGAAATCCCAGACAACTGGACGCCAAGCAATTAAAGGAGCCTACAAGTGACTGGACAAGCAACATCCACCGCCCACGCAGTTTTTGACCTAGCAGTTACTAAGGCCATCTTGGAGGGCAAGGTAGGCGACATGATTGTACGTATCCCTTTAATGGACCTATACGACCCATATGATGGTGTCCAGTTCGATGAAGATGCAATGAACCTTGTTCTTGAAGTTAAAATCTCAACTAGCTGGGTAGAAGGTTATACTGAAGAACTTATAGACAATACTCAAAATCCTGACGATGCTGTTAGTGAACCTGAGACCCCAGATACCTTAGACCAAAACGAAATTAAAAGCACAACCACAAAGAAAAAAAAGAAGGAGCCTAAAAGTGGCCCCAACTAAAACATACCTAAAAACAAGAAAAGGAGCCTAAAAGTGGCCCCAACTAAAACATACCTAAAAACAAGAAAAGGAGCCTAAAAGTGGACCCAATTGAGCCAAAAAAGCGAACACCCCCGCAAGTACGTATCCGCAAAGCAACTGAGAATGATATTCCATTTATCTTTTCAAGCTGGTTAAAAAGTTACCGTGACTCAGTATTTGCATCTAACATTACCACAACCATATACTACAATGAGCACCACAAAGTAATTGAGCGACTACTAAAGTCGTGTCAAGTTTATGTGGCCTGCAATGACCTGCAAGTAGATGAACTGTATGGCTTCATTTGCGCCGAAGAAGTTGAAGGCATCCTCGTAATACACTTTACTTACGTGAAACAAATTTACCGCAACTTAGGAGTTGGCTCATCTTTGTTAAATGTATTTAATCATTCAGCAGACGTGGCTACTTTATACACACACGCAACTAAGATGTCAGTAAAGTTAATTAATAAATACCGTTTGGTATATTCACCATACATAGCACTTATCCCTGCATATAGAAAAGAACTTGAAAGTATGCTCAACCTAGGAAAGGCTGTGCCCAATGAAAGAAAATGAAAATTTAACTGAAAGTGCAATTAGTCAAGTAGAAGTTAAATGGGCTGAGATGAAACGTACTTTAAGGTCGATGTCTAAGTCAGAACTTTTACGCATAATTAAAGACCAGCTTTACTATTCTGCAGAACAACAATCAGCAAACATTGCGCTTGTGCAACTAGCAAATAAATTAAGCTCCCTTATTCCTGCAGAAAAATTAGAAGAATTAAAAATACAAAACAAAGAAAAGGAAATTTCAAAATGACAATCAAACGATTAAGCGTAGCATTATATGCAGTACTTCTAGTTGTAGTATTTTTTATTGGCTTCTCTGGAGACAGTGAAGTAGCTCAAGCAACTAGCGACTCTATACAACTTAGTGTAGACAATACAGTAGTTATCCGTGGAGTAGTGTCGGAAGAGTCAATGTCTCAAGCCTCAATTGACCTTATAACACTGAACAATAAGAGGGGCCAAAAAAATTATCCAATTTACATAGTCCTAGACACTCCAGGTGGGTCCATCGACGCTGGTCTCTCATTTATAAGTACGGCAAAAACTGTACCAAATGTTAAAACAATCACCATCTTTGCTGCATCCATGGGAAGTGCAATTGTTGAATCCCTTGAAGGTGAACGCTTAATGATTGACACCGCAACTTTAATGTTCCATCGCGCTGCTGCACAAATTGATGGGCAACTTAATGATGGCGAACTTGAAAGTCGTTTGGCCTGGATAAAATCAATTGTCACTTCAATGGAGCAAACAAATGCTAAGAGGCTCCAACTAAGTTTGCCTGAATATAAAGCAAAAGTTGCAAACGAATTATGGATGTTTGGTCAAGCCGCAATCGACCAACATGCTGCTGATAAGATAGCCTCATTTGTATGTACTGAAGAACTATTTAAGTCTACCGTAACACAATCAATGCAAGTTGGTCCATTCTTAATTAAAGTACCTTTCAGTGGTTGCCCTCTAATTAGAGGTCCAGTAGGCCGTATCCCAGAATCAGATGAATCAATTTAATTTTAAACAACCAAGGAGCATTTAAATGAAAATCAAAGGAATTAAACTCTACCAACCAGTATATGTTACTAATAAACTAGTAAGCTTCATATCACTTGAAAACCCACTGGCATCTGGCTTACGTGGTGACATAAAATTAACTTTACTCGAAGGCATGGGAGTTTTAATAGAAGTTGAGAAGGACGCAGTAGTAATCTCTTTCAACAACCTTGCATCAATTCAAATTGAACCAGGGTCTCATAAAGAGGATGGAGAATCTGCTCAAAAAGAAGTGAAATCTCCAAAAGCAAAGTAAGGTAACTTACAAGTGACTATCAGTAAAAAGATTGCCGCACAATTACAGAAGAGGGCGCAGAAACAACTATTTGCGCTTGAAGATGTATGTTTTCCAGAACAGTTAAAGTTCATTCAGGATACGGCCAAATTCAAAACCGCAGTTACATCTCGTCGAAGTGGAAAATCTACAGGCTGCGCTTTTGACTTACTTTATACAGCCCTAACGCTGCCTGGAGATGTAGCCTATATTACTTTGAACCGTCGTACAGCTAAGCGTATTATTTGGCGACAGCTTTTAGAGACTTGTGAAAAGTTTAACATTGATGTTCACCTAGACAATACTGATTTAACCATTACACTACCCAATAAAAATGTTATATATGTATCAGGAGCCAAAGATGAGTCCGATGCAGATAAGTGGCGGGGTGTTGCCTTAAGAAAAGTCTATATAGATGAAGCACAAAGTTTTCGCGAGTATTTAAAAGATTTTATTCAAGACGTTATTGAACCAACTTTAATAGATTATGATGGGTCACTTGCCCTTATCGGTACTCCTGGCCCTATTCCTGCAGGATTATTTTATACTGCAAGTCACAGTAAAGGTTGGAGTCACCATCACTGGACAATGCACAATAATCCTCACATCATACTTAAAAGTAACAAGGACCCAGAATTAATTATACAAGAAACGTGTCAAAGACGGGGAGTGTCTAAACAAGACCCTTCAATACAGCGAGAATTTTATGGACAATGGGCAAAAGATATTGAAGCACTTGTTTTCAAGTTTGACCCTGTAAAAAATCTATTCTCTTCTCTGCCTGCAGGAAAAATGGTTTATATCTTTGGTATCGACATAGGTTTCAATGATAGTGATGCCATTGCCGTACTTGGTTATAATTATACCGAAAAGAAAGTTTATTTAGTTGAAGAGTGGATAAAAAATAAGCAAGACATTACGTCCCTCGTAGATGCTATCAAGAACCTACAAGAAAAATACCAGCCAGTCAAGATGGTCATGGATGCTGGCGCATTGGGTAAAAAAATCCAATCGGAAATCCAACAACGTCATAGTTTAAACATTGAAGCTGCAGATAAGAAACGTAAATTTGAATTTATCACACTTTTAAACGATGACCTTAGAACCGGAAAATTAATGGCCTATGAAGGTAGCCGTTTTGAAGAAGACTGTAACCTTGTGGAGTGGGACCGCAACTCTAGTCAATTAAAAATTTCTGATAGCTACCACTCAGATAGCTGCTTTATTGCTGGAACATTAATAACCACAGCCAATGGTCCAAAACCAATAGAACACCTAAATACTAATGATTTAATATTAACTAGAAGCGGATACTTTCCATTAGAATGGACTGCTAAAACAGGTAGTAATAAAGAAGTGATGAGGCTTACTTTCAGTAGTGGGGTGAGTATAGTATGTACAGGAAATCACCCAATATATACATATAATCGTGGATTTATTGCTGCAGAAGACTTGACAGATTTGGATAGATGTGCTAATATATGCGAATGGGATTCAATAAACAAAAATTCTGCTCTCGTTCTTGTAACACGAGAAATACTAACCAAAAAAGAAGACGTTTATAATATCAAAATTAATGGTCCTCATGAATATTTTGCAAATGGCATATTAGTACATAACTGTGATGCGATTTTGTACGCTTGGCGTGAGTGTCGCCACTATCAATCGGAAGCTTCCCAAGCACCTAACCACCGCGATACTTTAGAATATATGCTACAACTAGAAGATGAGTTTGCAAAGGAGCTTGCTGAAGCGCAGCGCCCCAAAGGACTTGAAGCCTCTAAAGAAGAAACTGAGTTTCTACTTAAAGAGGATTTTGATTAACTATACCCGATATGGTATAATTAGGCACATTTTAATTGATTTTATACCCGATAGGATATAATTTAAAGTAACTTATATGTTACATTTTGATGAAAATGTATACTATGAGTATCATTATCTGGTTTAAAGTAAACTATAGTATACAATTCTAACACTGTACGACTTAGTGGTATATCTGTATACAAATTTAAAAATGCCATATAAGGCACACTTCCAGTACCAATAAGTGTCATATATGCCAACTTTCAAGTAGCTAAACAACCATCCTCTAAGTTAAGGAGCGATATCTATGGACATTGACGAACTTAAAGATTTAATTGAATGGGCCATCAAACGAAATATAAAGCGAATACAAGTTGGAGATACTTCTTTTGAACTAAGCGACTACGCGATTGCTGCAAATATTAATCAAGCAGTTACCGCAGAAGTACTGAAAACGGCCAATTATGAGGCCCCTCAAAGTAATACTACTGACGAAACACAGCAACCAGAAATGTCCAAAGAAGATACAGAGTTACTTTTTTGGAGTTCTAACCCTTAATTAAAGGAATCTACAAGTGGACAATAAGCAGTATTACTGGTGGAAAGATGATGAGAAAGAAGTTCATCAATCCGTTTTTTCTTATCTTAAATATCTAGACCAAGACCAAGCCTATAGACAAAATGATAATTTTAAGCACATGAAGTTGTATGGAAACTATGATTTGGCTAACTTGCGGTCATACCAGTATCAGCGTTCGGAGCCCCTAAACTCTATTCAAAACCGAGTAACAATGAATATAATTCAAAGTATGGTTGACACCGCAGTTTCTAAGATAGGTAAAAATAGACCAAAGCCTACCTTTTTAACTGAGGGTGGAAACTTCATGCAACAAAGAGTTGCTAAAAAGTTAAGCCAGTTTGTTGAAGGTCAGTTTCAAGCTACTAAATTTTATGATAAAGCAACTGTGGCGTTCCAAGATGCCTGCATATTCGGAACAGGGTGCCTAAAAATATTTAAAGATGGCGTTAATATTAAAGTTGAGCGCGTTTTTATTGATGAAGTTATTGTTGATGATAGAGAGAGCTTTTATGGTGAGCCTCGCCAAATGCACCAAAAGAAATTTATTCATAAAGATGTATTGAAGGAAATGTTTCCGAAAGATGCGCTTGCAATTGATATGGCGGCTCATGACACTACTACCTACTATAGTTCTGCAGGTGGACAATCATCTGATATGATTTTAGTTATTGAGAGTTGGCACTTACCGTCGGCCTCAGAAGCTAAAGATGGAGTACATGCCATTACCATCAATAATACAACTTTATTTAGAGAAGAATATAATGCAGATAAATTCCCATTTATATTTTTCAGATGGAATACACGACCCCTTGGATTTTTTGGTCAAGGTATTAGTGAGCAGCTCACTGGCCTGCAATTAGAAATTAATAAAATTCTAAAAACTATACAAGTGTCTATGCACTTGATAAGTGTACCTAAAATATTTGTTGAGGCATCGAGTAAAATTGTTGATTCTCACCTAGATAACCGTATCGGTGGAATTATAAAATATAGTGGTCAAGTGCCAACTCCAGGTCAACTTGGAACCATTCCTACGGAACTTTTCAGCCACTTAGACCGTCTCTATCAACGTGCATATGAAATTATTGGCATCAGTCAATTAACTGCAAATGCTGCTAAGCCTGCAGGCCTTGATAGTGGTAAAGCCATTCGCGAATATAATGACCTTGAAACTGAACGCTTTATGTCTAATGCTCAACGATATGAACGCACTTTTTTAGATGCTGCTGAACACTTTATCGAACTTGCAAAAGAAATTGATAGTGATATGGATGGAAAATATTCTATTAAAGTTAAGGGCAAGAAATTTATGGAAACTATCAAGTGGAAAGATGTTTCTCTTGATAAAGACCAATATATAATGTCTCTATTTCCATCTTCGGCACTCTCTGCTAGTCCCGCAGGAAAATTACAAGATATACAAGAACTTATTCAAGCAGGTTTCGTAAGTCGCGAAGATGCTTTGAAGCTTCTTGATTTTCCTGACTTACAAGGCTTCTACCAATTTGAAACTGCTGCAGGTGAAGATATTAATATGGTAATTGAAAAGATAATTGAGCATGGAGAGTATACTACACCAGAACCTTATCAAGATTTGGGTGGCGGTATCAAGAAGATGCAACAAGCATACCTTCTATTTAGGTCGGAAAATGCTCCAGAATCGCGTTTAGAATTAATTCGTCGTTGGGTTGAAGATGCAAATGCTTTGATGCAGCGTTCAGTTATTGACCAAGGCCGTCAACAACAAGAACAAGCACTACAAATGCAACAAATGGCTTCTGAACAATTAGCACAACAGACTCCTGCACCAGAAGAAGATGAACAGCAACCACAACAAGCCGCTCCACAACAGGCTCCTGTTCAGTAAACAGGTAGCCTTAAGGTACGCACAGATAAGTGCTGGTTTACCCATAATGGGTTAACCTAATTCAGCAATTTACAAGGAGATTTCTAATGGCCGACCAAGCCGCACCCGCAGCCCCAACTGCATCAGACGTAGTAGCATCACTCGCAAACCCAGAATCAAATGTCAATTCAATATTAGCAGGAAACGCCGCTCCAGCTCAAGTTGAAGCTGCCCCTACAAGTGAACCTGCAGCAAAACCTGCCGAAACTTTAGAAGACCGTCGCTTTGCACAAAAATTTGCAGCCCTTTCTAGAAAAGAAAAACAACTTAAAGACCAAGAACGAAAATTTAAAGCACAACAAGCTGAATTTGATAAGCGGTCACAAGTTATTGAGCCACCTAAGCCTGCAACTATCCCACTTGAAAAGCGCCTTCGCATGAATCCCTTTGAAACTTTAAAAGAACTTGGATTAGACCCAGAAACTTTATCATCGGTAGCCCTTAATGATGGTAAATTGACACCAGAACTTCAAATGCAACTCATGAAAGAAGAATTGCAGGGCTCATATAAGTCCGAGTTAGAGCAATTAAAAGCCGAACTAGCTGCAGAAAGAAAAGCACGTGAAGATGCTGTAAAAACTAGAGAAGAAGAGTCTCAGCAAGTAGCACTAGAAGAATTTAGAGGTTCAATCGGAAAACATATCGAGGTAAACAAAGAATCATTAGAGTTACTAGCAGCCGAAGGTACAAACGGCAGTGACCTAGTATTCGAAGTTATTGATGAACACTTCAGAGCGACTCGCGCAGCTAAGGAAGAGGCTGGTGAGGAAAATCCGCAAGGAGAAGTGATGGATGTAACTAAAGCTGCAGAATTAGTTGAGAACTATCTGCTGGACCAAGCGAAGGACCGAATTAAGCTAAGTAAGATTAAAAAGCTGATGGAGCCAGTTGAACCTCCAAAAACGAAGCCAGATAGTAAGTCAAGTGTCACGTTGTCGAATTCAAACGCGCAAGTACGACCAAGCACAGGACGATTCCTAAGTGATGATGAGTCAAAAGCCGAAGCTGCAAAGCTTATCAGGTGGACTCAAGAGTAAGTAGCCGTTTACCAATGGTTAGTCTCTAAATAAAGCAATTATCTCGAAGCCCCATAAAAAAGTTTTCTAGGGGATAGAGTAAAATGAAAACATAATTAACTTTATTTAACTAACTAATTAAAAGGACAAACAAATGGCTTCTCTAGACATGACAAGTTTTAACAGTGCCCTTAAACAGCACTATACTTCAGACCGTATTATGAATATGGTTTATAAAAATAACCCACTTTTAGCTCTTATGCCAAAAATGGAAAATTTCGGTGGTAAAAATTTACCAATTCCAATCATATTTGGTAACCCACAAGGACGTAGCGCAGCCTTTGCAACTGCACAAGCTAACAAAACAGCTTCAAAAATCTCTGATTTCGTATTGATAAGAGACCATGACTTTGCTTTGGCATCAATTGATAACGAGGTCCTTGAGGCTTCTAAAGGTGATGCAAATGCTTTTATGGAAGCTGCAACTACTGAAATCGACGGCGCAATCAACCAACTTACTCGCTCACTTGCAATCGCAATGTATCGCAGTGGTTCTGGTTCAATCGGTCAGTGTAATGCTTCAGTAACAAGTACTTCTTTGCAACTTAAAAATGCAGATGACGTAACTAACTTTGAAGTTGGACAAAAATTGAAGTTTTCTACTGCTGATGGTGGTGGTTCACTTAAAGCTGGTTCAGTTTCAATCACTAATATCGACCGAGACAGTGGTGAATTAACAGTTGATGCTTTATCAGGAATTGCTTCTGGTTCTGGTGTTGCTGCAAATGACTACATCTTCATCGAAGGTGATTATGACAGCAAAATCAAAGGTCTTCAAGCTTGGCTTCCAAACAGTGCTCCATCTGCAACACCATTCTTCTCTGTTGACCGTTCAGTTGACAAGACACGTCTTGGTGGTATTCGTATAGATGGTTCAGCTTTACCAATTGAAGAAGCTATCATGAGCGGTATCCATAGAGTTAGCCGTGAAGGTGGAACTCCATCTCACTTATTTGTGAACTACACAAAATGGGATGAGTTAGTTAAATCTTTAGGTTCTAAAGTTCAATATATTGGCGAAGCCGTTAAAACTGGTGATGCTACTGTAAGCTTTAGAGGAGTAGAAGTTCACGGACCAAAAGGCCCAGTGAAAGTTATACCTGACCAAAACTGTCCATCAGACAGAGGCTTCTTGCTTCAACTTGATGTATGGAAACTTTACTCACTTGGCAAATGCCCACGAATCCAAGATTCTGACGGTCTTAAAATGCTAAGAGAAGCTTCTGCTGATGCAGTTGAAGTACGAGTAGTGTACTATGCACAAGTAGGCTGTCGTGGTCCTGGTTTCAATGCCAACCTAAAATTATCATAATTGATAGTTTTCATTATAAGCTACTTAAAACCTCATCTTCGGATGGGGTTTTTTTATTCCCTAAACAAGTAGCCTAGGTATATAGATGCTGCGCTAGGCAATCATGCATAGTCCAGACTAAAAGAAAAGGAGCCTGCAAATGGCAAATCGTTCGTTTAATAGAAGACAAAGTTTAGAAAAAGAAGTAAAAGACTTATATTGTAAAGTTTCAATTGGTTCATCTGGAGCACCAACTCTGGTAGCTGCCAATAACTATGGTATTTTATCAATTGCTCGTAACAGTACTGGTGATTATTCACTTATCCTAGAAGATAAATATAGCTCTTTAAAATTTTTTGAAGGTGCATTACTAAAATCAAGCGCAGAAGATATTCGCATCCAAATAAAATCTGAAGATGTAAATGTTACTAAGGCAATTAACTTTTTCACCCTTACAGGTGCAAGCCCAGCCGACCCTTCATCCGGCTCAATCTTGGTACTCAAAATTGAAGTTAAAAATACAACCGTAGTTTAAGGAGTATTAAATGGCATCGAGATTATTCAACTCTAAGCAAGCCTTAGAGCGTGAAGTAAAAGACCTTTATCTTAAATTTACTGCAGGAAACAATTCAGCAGCAACAGCTATATTAGACCTTACAAATGACATTACGCTGACATCAGTTGCATCTGGACCTTCACGAAATACTAATACATTTACGACACAAGTTGTGACTGCTCAACCTAATCCAACAAATACTGTATTAGCAAACTTTTCAGGCACATCTGCAGCAATTGTATGTACTATTACACCTAATGATGGTACTAACACTGCTCCAACTCCACCGTCTGGAAGTCCTGCTTTATTAACTTCAGCAAGTTATGCTGTATTAGCATCTTCTACAATTACTAACACTGGTGCAACAGTTTTGACAGGAAATCTTGGTTTATATCCAGGTACATCTGTAACTGGGTTTCCACCAGGAACAGTTAGTGGAGTTCAGCATATTACTGATGCTGCAGCTAACCAAGCCATGATTGATGCTGGTGCTGCTTATACAGACCTATCAACTAGAAGTGCTACATCAATTACAGCTAATTTAGATGGTCAAACTTTAAGTGCAGGAGTATATACCGAAACATCTGGGACATTCAATTTGGCTACATCAGGAAATGCTACTCTAACTCTAAATGGGTCTGCAACTGATATATTTGTATTTAGATGTTCGTCAACACTAATTACTGGTGCAGGTGGCACTCCAACAATAGCACTAACTGGTGGGGCTTTGGCTTCAAATGTCTATTGGGTATGTGGTTCATCAGCAACAATAAATGTATCTGGAACTGGTGCATTTAAAGGTACAGTAATTGCAACTGCAAGTGTTACTGTCGATGGTGGTTCAGGAACTAGTGATGCACGTTTTATAGCCCTCACAGGAGCCGTAACATTTAGTGCTGCGACTACTTCATCTATTCCAGTATCAATTACTCCAGTATATTTAACTACAGCAGAACTAAGAGAACTTATCTCTACTGGTGCAGTATCAGGCAAATCAGTAACTATTACAGATGCGAGTTCATTACGAATCCTTCAAACGGCAACTGGTGGTGGTGCTCAAAATATGGTTGATGGTGGAGAAGGTGATGGCGTAGTAGCTATATTCTCTGGTGGTGTTGCATCACAACCATCAATTAATAGTGGATTTGGAGTTACTTCAGTAGTACGTAATGATGTAGGTGATTATACTATTACTTTTGATGATGCTTATATGGTTGTAAAGTACTTGAGAGGTATTATTCAAAGTTCTAGTGCACAAGATATACGTATGCAAATAAAAGCAGATTCTATTCATACAAAAAGTGTTAGAATTTTATTACTAACTGGTGCAACTGCAGTAGACCCGTCAAATGGAACAAAAGTATTAGTTAAATTTGAATTAAAAAATTCAGGTTTATTAAGTTAAATAAAAACACTCAGAGGATAACTTTGAGTGTTTCTTTTCAAGGAGCTTAAAATGTTGATGAAAGATGATAAAAATAGTAAGGCTACTTTGATTTTGTCGAAGATGCAGCCTAACAATCCTATGGATGATAGAGAAAACCGAGATACACAAGAAGAAGTTGATGAATACCAAGCCGCTGCAGATGATATACTAGCTGCAATCGAACAAAAAGACCCAAAAGCTTTGGCAGAATCTCTTCGAGCATTTCAATCTATGTGTATGGATGAAGGACCTGAAGAAGCTTCAGAAATGGAGTAAGTTCAAGTGACTATAACATTAGGTGAACTCAAAACTCAAAGCCGACAACGTGCTGATATGGTTAATAGCCAATTTGTCAGTGATGCTGAATTGACGGGCTACCTCAATAATTCTATTGCAGAATTACATGACATTTTAAGTGAGAGCTATGGTTCTGAGTACTTTTTAAAATCAGATATAATTCCAATCGTAAGTGGGACTGAAGCTTATAACCTACCTGCAGATTTCTATGACCTTAAAGGTGTAGATGTCAAAGTTGATAGTGTTAATTATATGACGATTTCACGATACAATTTTAACGAGCGCAATAGAACATCTAACTTTCGTTACTGGGACTACATGGGTATAGCTAACATTAGGTATCGCCTCGTTGGTCAGACCCTTAGATTTAGTCCTATGCCAGACCGAACTGCTGAATGTCGTATTTGGTATGTTCCACTAGCAACTAAATTGGTAGATGATACCGATACTTTAGAGGACTTCAATGCCTACTCAGAATTTGTGATAGTTGATGCAGCCATCAAGATGATGCAAAAAGAAGAGTCAGACGTAACCTTACTAGTTGGCCAAAAACAGATGCTTGAAAAACGCATACGTGAGAAAAGCCAACATAGAGATGCCAATATTGCCCCAACGGTTACTGATGTATATCAAGAGATAATGGACCCTTATAGACGCGGAAGCAATTAAGAGGGGACTATGGCTGCACCGAGAAATCTTAAAAAAATGGCATTTCAGGATGCCAACTTGATGAAGTTGCAGGAAAATATACATTTGGCTATTGACCCTCTAACTGGTTCCCATATTGTGCAGGGCAACTTGGTTAAAAATATAACAATAAACACCAGTCCTACAACGATATCTCACGGACTAGAAGACGCCCCTGTAGGGTGGATTATAATTAGGAAGCGTGGAGCTGCAGATATTTGGGACTTGCAGGAAACTAACCCACTTGAAAAAAAGCTACTTATCCTGCAGGCTAGTAACCAAGTAACAGTTGATTTATGGGTATTTTAATTTAAGGAGCTTTAAATGTCGATTACAAATTATATGAATCTAACTCTACCAACTGTAAGTGTTACACTTGGGCCTGAGTGGGCAACCGAATTAAATGCAGCCCTTGAAATAGTAGACCAACATGACCACAGCTCCGGTAAAGGTGTTAAAATACCAGCAACAGGTCTTAATATAAATTCTCATCTACCATTTAATAACTACTCACTTTACGATTTAAAAAATGTTCGTCTAACTCCAGTTACAGGAGCCCCTCTAAGTGGAGCTGCAAATTCAAGCGGTATTTCAGTATATAGTGGTGACCTCTACTATACAAACTCAAGTGGTGCTGCTATCCAACTTACAAGTGGTGGAGCAGTTATATCTGTTCCTGCTGCAATTGAAAGTTTTACTACAATATCTATTACAGGTGACCTTATTATCGCAAACACTGATTCATTTGTATATATATTTACTGATACTACAGTAGCACGTTCTATTACACTACCACTTGCATCATCGGTTACTCCTGGACGTATGTACTGCATCAAAGACATATCAGGACTAGCGCGTACAAACAATATTACTGTTAATGTTACTGGTGGAGATACAATTGATGGAGCATCTTCACTAATTCAATCATCTGATTATGGCCTTATTTGGCTCGTTTCCGATGGTTCATCTAAGTGGTCAATAACATAATTTGAAGGGAACTTCTCAGTGGCTTTACAAAAGCAGTTAGTGCCCTTACAAATAGACCAGGGCCTTGATACTAAGGTTGACCCAAAACAGGGTGAAGTTGGTTTTTTGCGTAAAGCAGAGAATATTGTGTATGAAACTTTAAAGCAGTTTCGTAAACGTAATGGGTATGATTTGCAAGAACTTAAAGACCTTAATGGTTCATCTATAACAGATGCAGTTAAACTTGCAAAATATAAAGAAGAACTTCTAGTTCTCAGCCCAACTAAACTTTACAGTTACTCAGAAGCCGCATTAAAGTGGGTCGAACGTGGCCAACTATCAACTGCTGTGCCTCGCGTATCAAGTGTATACAAAAGTGCAAATGACCAAGACCAAGTTTCAAGTGTTATATCAAATGGTTTACAAATTTTTGCATGGCGTGAAGGCTCTACTGGTATACGATATAGCGTACAAGACATTACAACGAAAAGTTTCCTTGTATCAAATGGTACTGTAAGTGCAACTGGGGAGAGACCACAAGTTGGTGTTGTACAGGGACAAGTTTTTATTTTTTACGGGGATTCAACAAACCTTAAATATAAAACATTTTCAATTTTCAATCCAGATGTACTTTCAAGTGCCACTACAGCAGCTTCAGACAGACATGCGACACTAGGTCTAATAGATGTGACCCAAGCAAGTGACCGAATATTTGTTGCATATAATGGGGCAGTTCCATCTATGTTTTATATTAACTCTGCTGGAACACAAAGCTCAACTATCGGGATAAGTGGACAAACTGCAACTAATGCACTTGAAATTACGTTGGACCCAGATGCACGTGTCCTTCTTACTTTTGCTTCAACTACTACTATTAAGGCAACCATATATTCATTTGCTTTAACGTCTGCCCTCCTCGGTGTAACTTTAATTGAGTCGGTGTCAAATGTCACCAACTGCAGCACAATTCAACAATTGGACCATACTTATAAACTTTATTATGAAGTGGCCCAAGCAGGTACATCAAATAACTATGTTAAATCTGCAACACTAAATTTAAGTGGAACTGTTAGTACACCCACAGTATTTATGCGCTCGGTCGGTCTTGCAAGTGAACCTTTCTACTATGGAACCACTCAAATGGTTTCTGTTGTGCATGAGAGTGCCCTGCAAGCAACTTATTTTGTAGTTGATTCAACGGGCTTTATAGTTACCAAGTATGCAGACCAAACTGCTAGTGGTGTCCTTACGTGGGGAGTAGTCCCAGCTCCATCAGTACTTGATGATGGCCGCATTATGCTGCCTCTCCTATTTAAAAGTAGACTTGTCGGCGATAGCGGAACTTTCTACTCTACTAAAGGCGTTCAAGCAGTTACGATAGACTTTAATCCAGCCAATAAGTATTCAAATGCGCTACTAGCGGATAGTTTACATATTTGTGCAGGTTTACTACGTATCTATGATGGTAGCACCTTAAGTGAACATGGATTTCACATTTATCCAGAATCACTTAGCCAAAGTGCAACTGCTACAACTGGTGGTTCAATGTCTAATGGTTCATACGGTTATGTTGCAGTTTACCGATGGGTAGACAACAATGGACGTGACCACTTAAGTACACCTACACCGCTACCCCTCACATCAACATTAAGTGGTGGAACATCAACACAAATAGTAACCGTTGCAATACCAACTTTACGCATAACTGATAAGTCTAATGTTAAAATTGATTTATACCGAACTGAAGCTGCTGGTACTACTTATTATAAAGTTACCGATGATTTATCACCACTTGCAAATGATAAGACCGTGGATACTGTGAGCTTTACAGACACCATAGCTGATGCAACTTTAATTAGTAGAGAAACTTTATATACTACAGGTGGAGTAATCGAAAATATAAGTGCACCAGCCTGCAGTCAAGTGGCTGTATATTACTCTAACCGTTTATGTGTAATTGGTGAAGACTCAAATCGCATTTATTTTAGTAAGATGGTTGATGAAGGTAGGCCCGTAGAGTTTACCGACCTTATATATCGAGATGTTGACCCTGCTGGTGGTGCACTAACTGCAATAAGGTCCATCGACGATAAAATGATTGCATGGTCGAAAGATGCCTGCTTTTTCTTATCTGGTGAGGGCCCTAACAATTTAGGCCAACAAGATACGCTAAACCTACCTGAAATAATTGGGATGGATATTGGCTGCATACAACCAGATTCAATTGTCCTTACACCAAATGGTCTAATGTTTAAAAGTCGTAAAGGGATTTATCAAATTACTCATGGGTTAGCTCTTGAATATATTGGTGTTAGGGTTGAAGCTTATAATGACCGCACAATAACGTCGGCTCAAATTGTTGGAGCCCTCAATCAAGTTCGTTTTACATTGGACATAGATACAACTTTAGTATTTAATTATGCACTTGGGAAGTGGGCAACTTTTGAAAATCATGGAGCTTTATCATCCATAGTCATTTTAAATGATTACTATTATTTGCGAGAAGATGGTGCGCTTTATAAAGAAAACCGTTCATCATTTGCAGATGCAGCAAGCCCAATTAAAATGCGCGTAGAAACTGCTTGGCTTTCATTAACAGAGATGCAGGGTTTACAGCGCGTTTATAGGGCCCTCATCATTGGAACTTATAAGTCGGCCCACAAGTTGCGTGTAAGGGTGGCTTATGATTTTAAAGATGCTTGGGTAGATGAAGTGATAATAGACCCTGCCCAATTTGTAGATACTTCTAGGTATGGTGATGTAAGTCCATATGGTGAAGGTATTTATGGTGGTAGTGGTACACCATATCAGGCCCGTATTGATTTTGGGATTCAAAAGTGTCAATCTATTAAACTGCTAATTGAAGATGTTCAGGACACAATAGGTGAGGGCCTGTCAATTTCGGCAATCACCGTAATGGCTGGAGCTAAACAGGGTACTGGCAAACTTCCAAGTGGCCAGTCATTTGGGACTACTTAATGGACTCACAAGTTGATAAACAAGTGTCCTTACCGATGGTTAAATCACTTCACAGTCAATATGTAATGGAGCGTGAAGGTGGGCATCTCATTGAGTATAGTTGGGGATTTGCAATTTATAAACTGTACCCTGATTCTTGTTATCTACAGGATATATTTGTTGTAGAAGAAGAACGAAAAAATGGACGTGGTGTTCAGTTACTAAATGAGGTCGTAGAAATTGCTAAACAAAAAGGTTTACATAAGCTTGCAGGCTCAGTTGTTCCAAATACACCGTTTGGACACACTATGCTAACTATAATGTTATCATTGGGATTTAAGTTGCACGCGGCACAGCAAGATATTGTTTATTTAATGAAGGAGATTTAACGTGGGTAAAAGTTTTAAAAAAATGTTGCCTGTTATTGGCGCAGTTGCAGGGTCATTTATACCTGGAGTTGGAACTGCTGTTGGTTCTGCACTTGGTGGAGCCCTTGGAGGAGCCCTTTCTGGTGGTGCTGAATCAGCTAATGTACAAGCTCCAAATCGTGCACTTTGGGATATATCTAAAGAAGTTAAGCCTGCTCAACAAGATTATGCATCTGTATTACAAAATAGTAAAAATGTAGCGGGCGCAGCATCTCCTTACCAAACTGATGTAATGAAAGCTATGGGTATGGCTGCATCAGGACAAGGCCCATCACTAGCTGAAGCTCAAATGAAGTCTGCACAAGATAGAACACTGGCCCAACAACTAGCTGCAACAAAAGCAGGTCGTGGTGGTTCAACTGCTTTAGGACAACGCCAATTAATGCAGCAAATGGGTTCGTCAGGCAGAGATATTGCGCAAGGTGCTGCAGAAGCACGTTTACAAGAGCGTCAAAATTTTATGAACCAAGCAGGCCTTGCTCAACAGGGCTTACGTCAAGATATTACTGGAAACTTAAACTTAGCCTTGATGCCAAAACAAAGTTTACAACAACAAGAATTAGCTAGAGTTCAAGCTGCAAATCAACAAGCTGCAGCTAATGCGTCATCTGGAAATAATATGCTTGGTGCGATGATGGGCACTGCAGGACAGTTAATTGCAGGCTTTGCTGGTGGTGGTGGTGGTGGTGGAAGTTCAACACCCAGTTCTGGAGGATACTCAGTAGGTGGAACAAATTATGGTGGGTCATCAGGGCAAAGTATAACTGGAGCCAATTATGATTTATCATCACTTCCAGTATTTAAAAAGAATGGTGGATTAATTGAAGCTGGTAAATCTAAACCTACCTTAAAATATAAAAAAGGTGGCCTCGTATCTAAATATCAAGAATATGATACTGAAGATGATACATCAATTGATGATGAAGATGACGATGATGAAAATGATAACAATAATGATGAATCAGACAATGGATACAAAAACGGTGGACTTGCTAAAGCCCTTAAAGACGCAAAAGATACAAAAGAAGTAGATGAAATAATTCCTGACAAAGGCTGGGGTAAAATTACTATAATGAAAAATCAAGGTGGTCCAGTTAACGCTACAAAAGGCGGCAAATTAAATGGCCCAGGTACAGGAACGTCTGACTCTATACCTGCTCGTTTGTCTGATGGCGAATTTGTTGTTAAGGCCTCAGTTGTAAAGCGCCCTGGAGTACTTGAGCACTTGCAAAAATTAAATGCAGGAAAAAAGATAAGCAGTAGAGATGTTTCTCAATTGGTAAAAGCTTTGATGGCCAAGAAGAAGGGCAAATAATAATGCCTACTAATTCATCTGCAAAAGATATATATGCAAAAATTGTTGCCGATATGGCCGAGCAACAAAAGGGTCCTGCATTAGGGTTTGATAATAGTCCTTATTTAAAGGGTCCAGGTGGTGAAGAAATTGCCACTAAATTAACATCTAACCCTTATGGTCAAACTGCAATTGCAACTGCTATTGAAGCTGCCCTTCCAATTGCATCTATGAAAAGTGGCACGAAAGACACTAAAGGTGCTCAATCCCAAGAATTGATAAGAAATGTTGCTAAAGATTATGCTAAAAATGCAGGTTTAAAATCTGAAGTTGTACCACAAGTAGAAGTAAATCCTAAAAGGGCAAAAGCCATTGCAGAAGCATTTGATAAAATGCCACACAATCCTGAAGACCTAAAAGTAAAATCTGCATATAGTTCCTTAATTAAAGAAACTATGGACCAGTTTAATTCTATCATGAAAACAGGATTAAAAATTACCCCAATAAAAGAAGGAGTACAAAATCCATATAAAGATTCCAAAGCAATGATACAAGATGTAAAAGAAAATGGCCATTTATATTATTATCCAACAGAACAAGGTTTTGGTACATCAAATAAAGTAACTGATAATCCTTTATTACAAGAAACATCTGCAAAAGTTAATGGAAAACCACTTCTTGCTAATGATGTTTTTAGAATTGTTCATGATTATTTTGGTCATGTAAAAGAAGGTACGTCTTTTGGTCCTAAAGGTGAAGAAAATGCATGGAGACAACATATGCCTATGTATACACAAGAAGCCCAAAATGCACTTACAACTGAAACTAGAGGACAAAATTCATGGGTTAACTATGGTCCTAAAGGAGAACTTAATCGTTCTAATCCAGCAAATACACAATATGCTGACCAAAAGACTGGTATTCTTCCAGAATGGGCAAAAGATATGTATGGAAAAACTCCAATTATAAAGGAAAATAATATGGCTAGTGAAGATGATAAAAAAGAAAAAACTAAAAAACAACCATCGAACTTAGAGCTGCAGAAATTAGGGATGCTTTTAAAACAGCATGGTAAAGCCGCAATGGACCAACTACAAACTGAAACAAATAGAATTAATAAAGATGGTGCTACTTATGCTGATGGCGGTTTAGTTGAATTAGAAAAGACTCTAAATGAAAAAGGTCGTGAGTGGAAACAACAGTTAGGTGCTGATAAACCCACCCAACAAGAAGGTCGTGCACCAGCCCCAGTTAGTCAACGGGATTCTAGTGCTCCTTATAACATGGAAAATGAGAAGCAACTTGAAATGAAACGCCGTGAAATTGCTGCTCAATATCAACAAAAAGAAGCCCAACGTGTGGCCGCCGAGCAACAGGCCCAATCGTCACCATTTCATCCTGATGATGAGGCACGTGGTGCTCAAGTAGTTGCTAGGTATAAGCCTCTACTACTACAATTTGCAAATGACCCAGAACGTCACGCACAAGTTAAGGCACAAATGATACAGGAACTTAAAACTGTTATGCCGATAAGGAGACCATAAAATGGGATTACTTGAAGGTACAGATACAACTGTGCAAAATGATGGACAACAAACAACTGAAGTACCACAGTACTTGCAACGTCCTGGACAAGCAACTGCTGATATTTCTCAAATAGGTCCTGATGCTACAAGTCAACAAGCAGCGTCAATGGCTGCACAAGATGCTGCTAATAAATGGAATACAGAGCAGCCTTATAATCAAGTGCCTTGGGATTCTGCTGCTCAACAAGTTGCAGCTCAAGGTCAAGCTAATAGTCAAAATACACAGCAGTTTTTAGCGAACTCAAACGCTGAACATGATAATGTTTTAAACACATTTGCCAATAGTTTACTTGAAGGTACACCTTATGCGGAACAAAAAGCTAAAGAAGATGGTGAATTAGTTCAAGCAAATGACCAAGCAACTAAGCAGCGTGCTAATGATTTAGCGTTAGATGCCGACGTAAAAATACGCCAACAAGAACTTGCCAATAGACAAAAAGCTGCAGATAATAAAGACCAGGCCGATGAAACAAAAGTCAAATCAGATTTAGGACTTGATAAGCAAGATTCAAATTGGGGCCAAATGATTGCGCAAGGAATAGCTGCAATGATGGGAGCTTATAGTCAAGGTCTAAGTGGGGCAAAGACAAATCCCGTTTTAGATATGATGGAACGACAACTACAGCAAAAAGCAAAACAGAATAAATGGGACCAACAACAGCAAATGAAGGCCTATGAAATGATGTTAAAGCAGGCCGACTATCAGGTTCGCGTCATGAACGCTAATACAAACAGTGCATTAGCTAAGGGCCGTCTCGCTAAAATGGGAGCTGATATTGAAAAGATGTCACTCGAAGTAACTAGTAGAAAACAAATAAATCAATTGACAAGTAATGGTATAATGAGAGATGATGAAGCTATGAGTATACCTCGTACAGGTAAGGGTTCTGAAATTCATGAAAATTTTGTTCCACTTGGAAATGGTTTAACTGGCGTAGCCCACTCTAAGCATATTGCATCAAAGTTAAATGACCCAAAAGAGGGCTTGGCACTTGGTGATAAAGTTCTTGGTGATTTGGACGCACTTCAACAGAAAATAGATTATTTTGGAGATAATCCAGTTACTAAGATATTTAGTTTTGCAAGTAGTGCCGAAACAAAAAACATTGTGCAAGGTATCGTAGGCAACATGCGACTTGAATACTTTGGTCCAGGTGTTTTAACTGACCACGAACAAAATATTGCTAAGTCTATTATTGGAGACCCATCAAAAATATGGAGTTTGGAAGACTCTAATAAAGCAGTTTTACATCGCATGATGACTAAATATCGTTATGGTCGCCGCGTAATGTTGCACCGAGCTGGTATTAATCTACCTCCTGGAAAAAATGATGAAAGAATTGCTGCTCTCATTAAGGCTTCACCAAAATTGAAAAAAGAAGATGCCATCAATATTTTAGTTGACCGTAAAAAATGGCTTTATAACGAAGATTAATTTTAAGGAATCTAAAAATGAGTGATGTACAAGATATGAGTGTATTTACACCAGACCCAAATGAATTTGATGCTAATAAGGTGTTAGCAGAACATGCTGCGGCAACTCCTGAAGTTCCAGTTGATATGCAGGATAGTGGTGAACCTATTCCTGAGCCTGAATTTAATCCTGAAGCAGTTTTAAAAGACTATGAAGATGAACAACAATATGGTGGAAAACCCATAAAGGCTGCGTCCCTTGCAGCTCTATCTACTGCAACTCTATCTTTATCTGACCGAGCCCTTATTAAAAGTGGCGTATATACAAAAGATGAACTGAAGGAAATTAAAATTAGAAATCCTGGTGCATCTTTAGCTGGAGAAGTTGCTGGTGTAGTTATACCTGCATTAATTCCAGGAGGCCAAGCTGAAGCTGGTATAGAGGCTATGACTATTGGTGCTCGCATTTTGAAGGGCGCTACTAAGGCTGACCTTATACCTACCAGAGCAATGGCTAAAACGGCCACTGCAATTGGGTCTGCTTTTGAATCAGCTATCGCAACATCAGGCTCTAAAGTTTTAGCTCGTGAAGTAGTTAAGAAGAGTCTTGCAAAAAGTGCTGAAGGTGCTATTGAAGGAAGTGCGTTTGCAGTTAATAGTTTACTGCGAGAAGATGCTCTAGGTGAGACTGATTTTAATGCAGAAAATATTATGGCTCATGCAGGTACAGGGGCCCTTTTCGGTAGCCTACTAGGTGCATCAACATCCCTCTTTGGTTCTGGTTTAAAAGCAGTTGGTAGTGGTGTAAAAAAAGGTGGACGCCTATTTGCTAAAGGTACTAAAGATTTAATGGACCCTGAAAAAGCTGCAATGGATATTTTTGGAGTTTCCAAAACAGAACAAATTGATTTGGCTACATCAATTGAGGGCCAAGCATTTAAAAAGGATGCCCTCGATTTCTTACAAAATAAAGTAGGAATGGAAAACTTAGATACTCAAGCAAATTTATATGCGAAAACAAATAAGTTTTTAAAATCCACTGGCTCCGACTTAGACGCAGTTGCAAAAGATATTGATGGCCAGATGACATTACGAGAACAACCTGGAGTATGGAATCGTCAACAAAAGCTTTTTAACAATATTGCAGATGAATATGAAAATAGACTTCGAGATATACCTAAACTTGCAGAGAATATGACGGAACGACGAGCCCTTACAAATGGTGCGCGTGATTGGCGTAAGCTTGCAGAAACAAATGAAGAAGGAATGTCCTTTCAAGATATTTGGAATCATAAAAAAGCTATGGATAGTCGTCTTTATACTGCAGGTGGTGTACATATCACTGGTAAAGAAGTTGATGCGGCCAGAGAAGGTGGTAGACGCTTATTGAGACAGGAAATGTCTGATTATGCAAAAGTATTTGGACCTGAGATACAAATAAAACTTGATGCTAAGATGCATGATTATTCAGTTGCTCGTAAAGCTGAAAATTATATTTATAAAACACTTGGGAAAGCCCCTGAAAAGGCCCTTCCAAGTGCCAAAGATGCTATCATGGCTCATATGGGCCTCATCAGTACTGATGCGGCCTCAATGGCTCGCTATTTTAAAAACAGAGTTATCGTCTTAAATGGTATTGAAAAAGCTAATGTGCAGTTTGGTGAAAAAGTAAAAGTAGCTGCAGATAAGTTTTTTAAATTTAATAAAACTGCTGGTATAGGTATCCAGAAAGCTGCAATAACTATGCTCAATAATAGTTCATTGGCAAAAACTGAAAGTGATAAAGGAATTAGAAGTGAGCCTAAAACTCGTCAAGAAGCCTATGAAAATACTGCAAAAAAACTATCTGAATTTACTGCACAACCTGATAAATTAGTTGAGTCTACAGTAAAAGCAGGTTCACTTTTAAGCAGCGCTGCTCCAGAAACCGCATATCACTTAGGCGTTAAATTGACAACTGCAGTTCAATTCTTGCAGTCAAAAATTCCTAAGCGGGCCCATGATGTGGCATCTCTCTATGGAAAAGAGCGCCCTTATCAACCATCATCAATGGAACTTTCAAAGTTTGAACGCTATTTACAAGTAGTTGAGCAACCTCTATCAGTTGTCGATGAGTTATCAAATGGTACCTTGACACGTGAACACGTTGAGGCCCTTCAAGTTGTATATCCGAAAATATACTCTAACCTGCAGCAACAGTTCATGCTTAAGATGAGAAGTGAAGAGGAGGGGTCCGTTCCCTACTCAAAACGTATCCAACTTGGTATGCTTTTCAATATCCCCACCGATACGTCCCTCATCAGCTCTAACGTAGTTGGCTTGCAGGCACAGTTTCAAGAAAAACGAGACCAACAAGAACAGGCCGCTCAGGGCGCTGCACAGTCCCAGGCAAGTCACGTTAAGGCAACTGTGACAGGTGCAGGTAAACTTGATATGTCGACCAGAGAAGGCTCAGACGTGACTAACTTTGAAACTAGAAGGCACCGTAAATAAGGCCACTGTACACCATAAACAACAGACCTTCTAAGTACGTAGAGGTTAGTAGCCTCGTAACCTAGAAGGGACTTACAAATGTCACGAAAACTAATAGTAAATGGCTTTAAACTTTTTGATGCCCAAAGTCTTGCGGCCTCAGTAGACTCTACCATCGTCAGCGTAAAAAATTTAGATAAAGCTGCCATATTTGTTGAATGGACAGGAACAGCCATAAACGGCGTTATCGAAGTTCAGGTTCGTATCGGTGATAAAGGTACATGGTTTTCACTTGATTTTGGAAGTGCCATCAACATTACTGGGTCATCAGGCAACCACTTCATTTATTTAAATGAACTACCTTTTACAGATGTAAAACTTAAATATACAAGAACTGCAGGTAGCGGGTCTATGACTGCATCAATTGCTGCAAAAACCGTAGGTTCGTAATATGAGTACTTTTACTTTTCCTCAAGCATCTGGTGGTAGTGGTGCATCAACGGCAAGTCAAGTATCAAATGTGCCTGCAGGAAATATAGCTGCAACAGATGTTCAAACCGCATTAAATGAATTAGATACTAATAAAATTGCTCTCACTGAAAAAGGTGCCAATAGTGGTGTGGCTACATTAGACGCTGGTGGAAAAGTTCCAGCAACCCAACTTCCAAACTCAATTATGAGCTTCCTCGGAAACTGGAACGCATCTACTAATACTCCAACTTTGGCCGATGGTGGTTCATTTTCAGCAGGTGATGTTTATAATGTTGCCACTGCTGGAACTCAAAACTTAGGTTCAGGTTCTATTTCATTCTCACTTGCCGATTGGGCCGTTTATAATGGTACTACTTGGGAACGTTCAATAAACTCTAATGAAGTTGTAAGTGTAAATGGACAAAGTGGAGTCATCTCACTGTCAACTGATGATATAGCTGAAGGTACAACCAATAAGTACTTTACTGATAGTCGCGCTAAAACTGCAGCAGTTGCAGACTCACTTGTAAATGGTATAGTTGATGTTGCTCCAAGTCAAAATGCTGTGTATGATGCACTTGCCACAAAGCAGGATGCTGTTGGTGGTGCTGCGTCTACAATTTTATCTGCAAATTTAAATGTATCTCGAGCAGTTATTTCAAATGCTAGTGGTAAAATTGATGTTTCTACGACAACTGATACTGAGATTGGATACGTTAATGGTGTTACGAGTGCAATTCAAACTCAACTTAATGGCAAAGAACCTTCAATCACAACTTTACCTATAAGTAAAGGTGGAACCAACAGTGGAACGGCCCTTAGCAATAATCGTGTACTAAAATCAAGTGGTGGGGCAATCGTAGAAGCTGCAGCAATCGCGGTCTCAAAAGCCATTGCTTCTGACGCAAATGGCATTCCAGTAGCCGCAACTACAACTGCTGCAGAACTTGATTTTGTTAGTGGAGTTACAAGTGCTATTCAAACTCAGTTAAATGGTAAACAGGCAAGTGGTTCATATGCTACATACGATTTAGCCAACTTATCAACAACGGCTATCAACAGTGACCTTATTTTTAATAAAGCGACTGCACATGTAAAAACTCAAGATAGTGCTGCTGCTGCAACAAATGATTTGGCACTTAAAACTGGAGATGTTTCTACAGTTACTAATACTTCTGGTGCCATTACAGTTCAATCAGGAGCATCAGATGCAGCAAGTGCAACGGCTACTGGGACAATTACGATTACTTCAGGGGCCCGCACTGCAGCATCTTCAACTGGTTCTTCAGGTGGAGTAAACATTGTTACGGGTTCAGCTACCGCAGCTACATCCACTGCAACTACTGGAAGTTTTTTATTATTAACAGGTACAGCTACAGGTGGAGCAACTGGAAACGTATCCATTTCAACGGGCGCAAAAACAGGAACTCAGACAGCAAATACTGGAGCGTTAACCCTCTCTACAGGTTCATCATCTTCAAGTGCAAACTTAGCTACAGGTGCAACAACACTTTCTACTGGAGCAAAAAGTGGAAGTGGTGCAGGTACTTCTGGAGCAGTTTTAATTACAAGTGGTAATAACTCATCAACTACCGCTCCTACAAATGCAACTGGTACATTAACTATACAGTCGGGAGACCACACATCTGCAACTGCAAGTCAAAGTGGTGCAGTTATACTTAAATCTGGTATTGCAAGTGGGGCAAATTCATCTGGTACTTTGGACATTGCTACTGGAACTGCAGCATCAAATGCTTCTGGTAACATTACAGTAAAAACTGGCGCTGGTCAAGGTACTGGAACAATTATAGTTAGTTCAGGAAATGCTTCTGCAGGAAATTCAGGTGCAGTAAGTATTATTCCAGGGTCAGCATCTGCAACTGCTGGAGCCGTTGTACTTACGGGTGGAGCAAGTGGAACAGGTGCTGGTGGAGCAGTAAATATTACTAGTGGTACTTCATCTTCTGCTACATCTGGAGCAGTTTTAATTTTATCAGGGTCAGGTGGTGCGTCTAGGGCATCTGGAACTATAAATATATTTAGTGGACAAACTTCTGACGTTGCTTCAGGAAATTTACGATTTGAGTCTGGAGGCACTTTTGCTGCAGGTTTAGGTGGAACTGGAACAGTCACAGTTGGCTCAGGAGGAAATGTCTCAACAAGTACTGCAGCTTCAGGTGCAACAATTATAAAATCTGGAAATAGTTCAGCAGCAAGTGCCGCATCAGGAACCGTAACAGTAAATTCAGGAACGGCTACTGGTACATCAAATGCTTCAGGACTTGTTCAAGTTATAACTGGCGCATCTACAAATGCAGATTCAGGTGCACTTTCTATAGCTACAGGAACAGGTGGAACTACAACGGGCAATATTACAATTGCATCTGGTAATGCTGCAGGTGGTACATCAGGACATATTAATTTGACAAGTGGTACTGCTAGCACAACTAGAGGTAACCTAATAATTGATGTTAATAAAGTTACAGTTCCTACAACTGTGACTGCAGGTGGCACTACAGGTGCACAAACAATTAATAAAGTTTCTGGAACTGTCAATTTTGCCGCAGCCGCAACATCTCTAGTGGTGACAAATTCAATTGTAACTGGAGCTAGTTTAGTTTTTTGCGAAGTTAGAACGAATGATACAACTGCACAAATAAAAAATGTAGTACCTGCTGCTGGGTCATTTACAATTAACTTAGCGGCTGCAGCAACAGCAGAAACATCTGTTGGGTTTTTTGTTATAAATTAATTAAAGTTATATGGGAGCTTAAAAATGAGTTTTATTGGAAATGGACCTAAAGTAAAAGTTTTAAATTTGGCTGCGCAAAGTGCAGACCCTATAAATCCAGTTGATGGGGATATATTTAATTCAGATGGTACCCCTAGGGATGCTGGACTATGGACTTATACTGCAGGAGCTTGGGAACAAGTTTCAACTGGTAGTACTTTATCCACGTTAGCTAACTTAACTTTGACTCCACAGACAACGGACCCCGCAGCACCTGCTGCTGGTATGCTTGTTTATTTTGTAGGCCACGCAACTAGAAATGATGGACTATATCAGTATGATGGTGTTGGGTACGTTCAATTATCGGGCAAACGGTACCAAGAATTTGTTCATAAAGACTTTATAAATGTTTACATGGCCTCTACTGCAAATATTGTTAATCCATTGACGGCCATTTATAATGGTGTAGCTGCAATTGATGGTATGGTTCCTAAAACTGGTGAACTTATTTTGCTTAAAAATCAAACTACTGCATCTGAAAATGGAGTTTACTTAATTGGAGCTACTTCAGGAACAACTGTTAGATATGCAGGCACACCTGTGTCCACATCTCCAGCATCTCCAACTGCTCCATCATCAACACCTGTAAGCTATTTAGCTGCCAACACATTTGATTCTTTAAATAGGGCTCAAGTTCATGTATGTTTTGGAACTGCCAACAATGGGTCTGTATGGTTTCAAACTGCAGTTTTAACTTCTCTTTCTGATTCCCAAACATGGGTTAATACAACTCCACTCACCTTTAGTTGGACAGCACCTCAAGGGGTTCATAATGTTACTGTAGAAGCAATAGCTGGTGGTGGAGGTGGTGGTGGTGCAGGAGTATTTAATTCTACACCAACTTTACAAACTGATGGGTCTAGTGGTGGAGATACAATATTTGATACTTTATTTACACTTAAAGGTGCTCCAGGGGGAGATTTAGGGGTATCTGCTTCAGTGCAAACTGCTCATACTAATAGGTTGAACACTGATGGTCAAGCTATACGTTTAGGCGGCCTTGGAGATTCAACTGCAAGTGTTCCAGAAGTTTCTATATTATCTTCAACTGCTGCATCTAAAGGTACTACAGTTGCTTACGGTCGTGGTGGTGGTGGTGGTGCAAGTGGACGAGCTATTGGTGGACGTGGTGGTAATGGGCCCCTTTTCGCTCAAGTAGGTGCACAAGGTGCTAATGCGGTAGCAGGTAGTGGCGCAGGTGGTGGCGGTGGCGGTGGTGCATCATTTGCAACTGGTGCATATGGTAATGGTGGATTTGGTGGGGATGCGGCAAGTTTATTTGTAACAACTGTCAATGTAATACCTGGAACAACATATACTATTACCGTAGGGGTTGGTGGTAAAGGTGGTAAAGGTTCTAATAATACATCATTAGTTTATCGTGGTGGTTCAGGTGGTTGCGGTGGTTCTGGATATGTTAAGCTTTCTTGGTAATTTACAGTAACTTTAAGTAACCTTAAGTAACTTAACTATATTTGCAAAAAATTAAAAGGAGACCTAAAAGTGCCTAAATTCGGTAAAAAAAGCCTCGAACGTCTTGATGAATGTCACCCTGACCTGCAGAAAATAATGAATGAGCTTGTAACCCAAATGGATGTAACTATACTTTGCGGCTATCGTTCTAAAGAAGAACAAGAACAAGCTTTTATTGCAGGAAACAGTAAGCTGAGGTTTCCAAACAGTAAGCATAATAAGAAACCTTCTTTGGCCGTTGACGTGGCCCCATATCCAGTGGACTTTAATAAAATCGTAGGCTTCATAGACATGCTAAAAAAAGTCGAAGAAATTGCAGCTAAATTAGATATAAAAATTATGTTGGGCCGCGACTTTTCTTTCCGTGATTATCCTCATATCGAATTGGTAACTGAGGCAGATATGCGAAGTGGTTTATATATGAACTCTCTTAAAAAACGACCAAAACCTGCAGTTTAATTTTACCCCATAAACAGACATCCTATAAGCAAGCTAACCTCGCGTAGGTGGCTTAAAATGCACCTATAAATGGCTGCATCTTAGTATGATGGATGGATAGAAGGAGACCTAAAAATGCGCGTTAAAAATGACGATTTACTAGAAATTGATGGTGTTAGGGCTACTAAAAATATGGCCTCAACATTTACCTTGCAGCCCATATGGCTTGGCCACATTGTTAATGCTTCTATTCAGATGGTTTTTACTGGTTCCCCTGTAGGTACTTTTACCGTAGAGGCTTCTAATGATTTAGGACAACCTCAATCAAGTGGTGATGCTCAAAAAGTTGTTGGACTTTCAAACTGGACAACTATAGCTGCAAGTGCAAACGGCATTAGTGCTGCAGGTGATATGCTATATACTTTAGCTAATACTGGATTCAATTGGGTTCGGGTAAAATATACTGCAACTAGTGGTACAGGTACACTTACAAGTGCTCGTTCATATGTGAAAGGGATTTAGCCGTGGCTTCGGACTATAAAAAACTGCCACGTGATGTTGGGAATGTTATTTCAAATAGCTATCCAACTGCAGCTCAATTCCCGATGGTAGGTAATTCTCCAGGGGACCAAGCTGAAGATATGTCTACATTGGCCCTCTACCTATGGAATGATGCAACTTCAAGTTGGATTGTTGTAGCTACCCCTGGTGCTGCAATTGCTATAGATGCTTTAAATGGTGATGTAAGTGCAGTTGGGCCTGGTGTTGTTGGTGCAACTGTAAACTCAATTGGTGGTTCATCTGCTGCTAATGTTCATGCAGCAGAATTGGCTACCAACGCTGCTGTGTCTACTAATACAGTAAGTACTATAGTAAAACGTGATTCAAGTGGTAACTTTGCAGCAGGAATTATAACTGCAAATTTAACAGGAAATGCTTCTGGAAGTGCTGCATTGTTTACTGGAAACTTAGTGGGAGATGTTACTGGTACTCAAGGTGCATCAGTAGTTTCTATGGTAGGTGGTTCATCTGCTGCTAATGTTCATGCTGCAGAACTTTTAGCTAATGCTGCTGTATCTACTAATACAGTAAGTACGATAGTTAAACGTGATTCAAGTGGTAACTTTGCAGCAGGAACTATAACTGCAAATTTAACTGGTACTGCTTCATTAAATGAATTGCTAGCAAATAAAGCTACGAATTTGACATCCCCCGATAATGTAAAATATCCTACAACCCAAGCTGTTGCAAATGAATCAGCCCTAGCCCTTAAAATTGCATCGAATTTATCTGATTTGAATAATATAGTTACAGCTAGAACAAATTTAGGTTTAGGAACACTAGCTACTCAAAGTGGAACATTTTCAGGAACATCTAGTGGAACAAATACAGGGGACCAAACGTCAGTCAGTGGTAACGCTGGTTCAGCGACCATATTAGTAACTGCAAGAAATATTGATGGCCAATCATTTAACGGAAGTGCAGACATTACAGTAATCGCTCCAGGAACCCATGCTGCTACATCTAAAACTACTCCAGTAGATGCCGATGAAATACCTATAAGTGACAGTGCTGCAAGCTTTGTTCTTAAAAAATTAACTTGGGCAAATTTAAAAGCCACTTTAAAAACTTATTTAGATACCTTATATCTGCCAGTAACTGCACCTATCAATGCGCAAACTGGAACGACATATACTTTTGTTTTAACAGATGCAAATTCTCTAGTTACTTTTGGAAGTGCATCTGCAACGGCAATTACAGTGCCAGCTAATTCATCAGTCGCATTTCCAATTGGGACTAAAATTGACTGTATTCAAGACGGTGCAGGGAAGGTTACATTTGCCGGAGCTAGCGGCGTAACTATAAATTCAGTAGGGTCAGTATTGGCAATTAACGGACAATTTGTTGGTGTAACCTTAATTAAAGAAGCGACCGATACTTGGTATTTAGTAGGAAACTTGACAGCATGATTGGCGTATTATCTAAAGTTACTTATGCAACATGGAGTCCTACAGACAAAGGAGCTGCTTGCACTTTATCTAATGGGAATTTAACCGTAACTTACGGAGCGGCTAGTGTGCGAAGCACAATAAGTAAATCTTCTGGAAAATGGTATTGGGAAGTAACATCAACTTCAGCGGCTGGTGGGTCTAGGGGTGTAGGAAACGCATCGGCTAGTTTAGCTAATTATCCTGGTTTCGATGCAAATGCTATTGAATACGACAAAAACGGGCAAACATACACTTCTAATATAGGTACTGCTTATGGAGCATCATTTACAACATCAGTGATAGGTCACGCTCTGGACGTCGATGCGCGTACAATTACCTGGTATAAAGATGGGGTATCACAAGGAGTAAAATCACTCCCAACAAACTTAACTACCGGAGCTATTTTTGCCATGGTCGGTAAGGGTGGTACGCCTAACGCAGTTTGCACCGCTAATTTTGGAGCAAGTAAATTTGTATATCCTGTACCAGCAGGATTTAGCCCAGGACTTTATAAATAAGGAGTTTATATGTATATATTCAATGGAGTAAAAATAAAGGAAATAGTTTTAATTGGTGATGTTAACTACCCTATAAATTATTTTGATGGTAAAACTGATATTGAACTTTCTGAAATGGGTGTAACTAAACTTGCAGACCCTACTCTTCCAGATTTAAACATATATAATTATATAGAAAATAGTGATGGAAGTTTAAATATAACAGTAAAAACCCAGCTTGAGCTTGACAATAAAAAATCTGAACATATTGATAAAATGTGGAATGCTGCCCATGCTTGTGAAATATCGAAAGTTAATGGAAGTGCTGTCGGACTTATTACAATTGGAATTTTAACTGGAAAGCCGAAATGTATAGCCGTTCAAAACTGGATTAAATCAATCTGGACTTTATACTACACTAGAAAATATTCTATTACTGAAGTTGAAAATACAGCACTTTATGATTTCTCAAGCATTGGAGATATGCCTCACTCGATACCTGAACTTATGCAAGAATTAGGAATGTAAAGTGAATGTCACGGTGCATGCTCTTTTCAGTTTAAGCTCAAAAATAGGTGCACAAGTAATTTCCCTAGGGTCTACACACTTAGAGCCACAAATTAAACCAACACCAAGTCACACAGCTTTACTTGTAAATGAACGCTGGGTACATGAGTCTACGGGTAAAACTGGAGTTCAAGTATTAAGTTATGATAAATGGCAACAAGAGCATACCGAAGTAGGTCGTGTTTTCCTGCAGGAAATCGAATATCAGAAAATTGCAGATAAATATAGAGAAATTAATGGTAAGCCTTACGATTATCCTGGAGTATTTTACCTAGCATATCGAATTGGTTTAACTTTTTTAGGAATTAAACTACCACTTATAAATAAATATGAGTCGCCGTCTAAGTACTTTTGCTGTGAAGCATTGGGTTTCTTAACGGGGCACTATTATGGAATGTCTGCACCTGTACAATGTATGGCAAAATTACAAAAGGAATTGAAAGGTTAACATTATGGACGATATTAATGGACGTTTACGGAACATTGAGACTTCACTACATGCAATTGACAAAACACTTGCAATTAACACTGAACACTTGGCAGACCATATACGGCGCACAGGAATAATTGAAGATGAGTTGAAGCCAGTTGTTAAGCATGTTGAACAGATGCGTGGTGCAGGTAAGTTGATAGCCTTATTAGCCCTCATAGCAACTATCATGACGGTAGTGTTGATTTTTAAGTAAACATTTTACCCTAGTAGAGGTATCTCATGGTAATATCAATTTTAAAAACTATAATGATTTCAATTTTATCAGACAAGTTTGTACGAGAACTTATTGTACACGCATTAGAGAAACTTGCTAAAAAGTCAGACAACAAAGTTGATGATGAATTAGTGGCCCTTGTTTCAAAAGCTCTATTGCCTGCAGAACAAAGTCAACCAAAAGAACCTCAAGAACCGCAACAGTAATTTCTAACGAATTTAAAACTGGAGAGCAATGTGCAGTTTACTTTCAAATTAATGGGCATTGGCCCACTATCAATAAACAGTACATATGGAACCCGACAAGGGGGCCGCTTCAAAACAAATAAGGCCCAAGACTGGACCTGCAGTGTATTTCACCTATTAGACACCGAGGAATATAAAGCTCAATTTAAGCAGCTTCGAGAACATTTTGACCCCACAAAACATGCTTATAAAGTAGATTTAGTGGCTAACTATCCTGCACAACTTTATTTTAATAAGCAGGGCCTAGTAAGTTCAAAAACAATTGACCAATCAAACTGGGAAAAATCTATAATTGATTGCTTTTTTTTACCGAAGTTTTTTGGAGCCCAATCTCCTGCAGGCTGTGATAACTTGAATATGGATGACCGTTTCATTACCGACTTGAGTAGCTGTAAACGGCCCTCAGACGAGGGCCATTCACTTGTTGTTACAATCACTGTTGTGGACTTGTTGAGAAGTCAGCGTCCATTATAATAAGGACAAGGTTACCGTTGTGGGCATGTTTTGCGATAGCGATAGGACCAAGGGTGGCAGTTATCTTGAGCCAAGCTCGAGGACTTTTAGGTAAAGGCCAGTAAGCTTCTTTTGGATACTTTTTAAGTAGGATTTTTTGGCATCTATCAAGTAATCGGTTCATACGTTCTGCAGTATTGCGAGATAGCATGATTTTTTCATCAACTTTAAGTTTTAGTAGAACCTTATCATATATTTGTTTAAATTCCTCTTCATACTTTACGATGTCCACTAAGTCAATTGGTAATCCAGAAGCTCTAACTACTTGCAGTTCTTGTTTTGATGGTGACATTTCAAACTCCTTTAATTATTGCAGCTAAATCAACTGCAGATTCTTTTATTATATCAAGTTTTACTAAACAAATCAAGGTTTCATATGTTCCATTATTAATTTTTCTTTCTTTCTTGCAGGACAGGGAGTTTAAAATAGTGCACAGTTTGGCCACATCAAAAGCAAATGTTAGGTTATTTTTAGGAAACTGGTATACGTAGAAGTGGATACCTTTTGATAAACTTTGAAAGGGACCTCCAGGGGCATTGGTGTTAAGGTTCCTTATAATCTCCATTGCAAAGTTGCCCGTCTTATTATAATCATAGTAGTCCGTTTTAAGTTCAATTAGGTAGCCCGTCTTAGTAGCCTTAAAATCTGCATCTTTACCATCTAGATGTTCCAGATATGGACACCATTTTTCCATAAATAGAAGTTCACCACTTTGGCCACGTTCAAGGTCTTTATTCCAATTCGGAGTAGACATTATTTTATTTTCTCCAAAGAATCGTTAAGCGGCAATAAACTAAATGCACAATAGGAATCTGGTAACTGCAACACATATCCAACTTTAAACTCTAATTCTTTTGACTGCATACGAACTCCTACATCAGTAGTTTCGCATAAAATTACTATATCACCTGGTTGATAGCCCCTATCATTATATCTATACTCAAATGTTTTAGAGCCGTCAGCAACACGACAATAATATTGTGGTAATATTTTAAGAACATGCTTCATCGAAACCTCCTTATAAATGTAAAACCAAAAGCAAAATAAACTCAAATAGAGTCCATCCCTTATACTTCTTACTTTCCGCTTCCATCCGTTTTAGGTTTTCTTTTTGTGCTGATATTAATTGGGTCTGTGCTTCCCGTTCTAGGTCCATTGCCTGTATTGTTTCGTGCTGTGTTACTACCAAGTGTGAGCACTTTGCTAATAATTGGTCGCACGTTTGAGGGTTTGGCAAGGCCCACAGCTTGGGACTTATCATTAAGAAGCTTATTATTAAGGTCAGCAAGAAATTGCGTATATTCGTCTTGTTCTTTCTTTTTAAGTTTATCGGCTGCATCTTTAGTCTCCTTAAATTTGGTTTCAAGTTTAGAAAGTTTCCACTTTTCGATTATATCCCTAATAATGGATAGTATAAGTTCAATTATCTTTTGCATCTTTAGGCTCCTTAACTTCACCAACTTTATTTAAACGTATATTAACTACAACTGTATAATAACATATTTGCATCGAAATGTGAAGTATATTATAAACTTTTCCATATAATGGTGTAAATTTCATTCTAGTACGCCATGTTTGACGATTAAGTTCAAACTGCAAGTTTCCAGGGAAAAACTCAATGTCGAAGGCCAATAAATAGGCTTTTTCGTTATCGTAAAGGTCTCTGGTTTTATAGTGATAGTGGTCAATTAAAGGTTCGTTCATTTTTTGGCCCCATTAAGTACTTTAGCCACGGGACACCATTCACTGTGTTCTATAGTATTAGACGTAAACTTTGCACCACACTCACAATCCTCATTTAAAATATCTATTTCCTGCAGTAAATCAGATTTCGGAAGTCTATATAGCATGTCTTCGGCTGAAAAAGACTTTAATTGCGATTTAATAAAAAATACTTCATACATTGGATACATATCACATTCATGACGATATGGAAGTATCTTTAGTATTTTTACTCTAATAGTTGTATTTTGCCCATAAGAAGCAATTTCACCAACTTTAAAAGTATGATACTTGGTGGTCATTGTAAACTTTCATCATCTTCATTGATAGCTTCATTGATAAGTTTTTGTAGAGCTTTACTATCTTTAGGGTCACAATCAACTTCCAAATTACCATCTTCATTTATATTGACATTTGCATCAAGGCCATGTTCCTTAATCTTCTTTAAAATTAAGTCATGTATAAATTTACTATCAGATTTCATTTAAAAGCTCCTTAGTGAGTTTCGTAAAAGTTTTTGCCAATTTTAGGTACTGCAACTAGAGGTATAGTTAACTTCTTGATGTGCTCCATACATTGTTGCATTATTTGAGCCGATTGTCCAGCATCTTTTTCACTTGAGTCCAAAATAAGTTGGTCATGTATATTGCAGCAGATATGGGCATCTAGACCCGCGTCTATAAGCTGCTTATTAATTTGCACTGAGGCCTGATTAACTATTGAGGCTGCAAAGCTTTGGATTTGGAAGTTCTTAGCATTGTTTAGGTAGTTTTTAAGCTCCCGACGATGCTTCTTCATTTGCTCATATAACGGTGGATTTTCGTGGTACTTTTTCCATAGCAGTAAACTATCTAAAAGTTCCATTCCATATTGTTCAACTAATTTTGCAGCTCTAGGCATATGGCGAATACGACCCGCTAGGGATGATACTTGACCTTGTTCAACTGCAGCAAGTTCAGAATTTTCCATCCACTGGGCAAGTGCTGGGAAGGCTGCCAAATAGTTTGCCACTAAGCGGTCACCTTCCTCTTGACTGCAACCCAACTCAAACTGCATTTTATATCCCGTTAATCCATACGGCACCCCAAGGCTATAAGCTTTTGCTGTTTGTCTAGCTGCAGGATTAACTAGCCCCAAATAATTCGGTGCTTTCTTGTTTGCACTAACATTTGGTATCCCTTCAGTCATGATTGCAATAGTCGAGTAAAAATCGTCACCATTAAGGAATATTTGCTGCAACTTTTCATCTCCACAAACATGACTAAATATCTTTGGCTCAAGCGACTCATAATCAGCATCAACAAAAACCCTTCCATCAACTTGACTGAAAAATCGTCTCACTAAGTTATTATATTTTGATACGATATTGCCGTTATCCTTGATAGGTCTAGGTAATTGCTGCAGGTCAGAACCATAACGTCCACTCACAGTTCGGTGCTGGAAAAATTGAGGGTAGTACCGTCCATTTAACTGTTTTTCTAAGAAACGGTCAATGTATGTCCCTTTCAATTTTGTCAATTTATTAAACTCAATTAGTTTAGAAACCCAAGGATGTTTAGAAACCATAGTGTCAAGAAACTCTTCATCAACTTGAGGAGCACCTTTATCCGTTCTATTTTTCGGTTCCTCATTAAGTTTAGTGAAAAATAACCGTTTCAAGTGGTCTTTAGATGATAAGTTAAACATTTGAAGGCCACCCTGTAAGCTCAATTGAATTTGTTTAACCATTTGTGGGTCTAACTTGTATTTGCCTTCGAGAAACTTTCTAAGCATATTGTTTGGTGGCAACTTAGCGATATGCGGGGCAGCCATTGAGAATTGTCCTGCAGGTGTAAGTGGTAAGTTTACTTTAAGCATCTTGGCAAGTTGTTGGACAAAAGGGCCTGTCGTCCTAACTGGATGCTCCTTATTAAGGTACCACTCATTAAACAAATCTAATTGAGGTTCAATTTCCTGCAGGATAGTGGATTCCAATTTTGCCAAATCTTCAGTAATTTCAAGTTGGGCCTTTTCAAGTAATGGGACGTCTAGAGGTATACCTCTTTGCTCCATTGGAATTGTAACGGTCCGGTAAAGTGGCATTACCTCATCATACTGGTAGAAATTCCATAAACCTTCATCAACTATTTGATTCATAAACTTGTGATTTAGTCTATAAGTCAATAGACAATCTTGCACGCAATAGGTGCCTAAGACTTGCGAATCTGCTTTAAAAAATTCATGCGCGGTGCCGCCATTGGCCTTAATAGAAGCTTTCATTTTAACTTGTTCATCAGTTGCGCTGTCACCATAAAAATGGGCACCGATGGTTTTCAAACTAAATGGTGCATGGCTGAAAGGGACTCCAGTTTCATTTATAGTATGGTAAGCTAGTTGGCTATCACTGAAGATGTTACTAATTAGGTCAACTCCAAAGTAGTTTAATGTCATACGCATGTCAAAACTGCCATTATGCGTGATGAGTTCATGCTTATTTAGTAAGGATAAAAGATATTTGCAGGTTTCAAGCGGAATAACTTCCTGCAGTTCAGAGCCGTCCCACGCCAAGTGAACAACATAGTGGCCCTCACTATCATTGGCCAAACCAAAACCAATTACTTTATCGGTATGGTGATTAATGCCGGTGGTCTCTGTATCAAAGGCCAACTGCTTATTGGCTTCAATAAACTTAATAAGTTTTTCACAATCTTCTTGATTTTTAATAATCACTTTATTTACTTCCTTTTTTACTGTTAACTGACCAAGGTATTAATCTGCAATTAGAGAAATGTGCTGCAGTATATCTATCTTCCTCTACTGTTAAGTCAAATTTAGAAAGTGGTATGATGTGGTCTACAACTAGTTTCTCATCAAAGTTAAAGTGTTCTAAATTGATACTCATATCTAAGTATAACTTAAATTGAGCCGCATTACAACCTAAATATTTACAATTTTTCCCATGATTATAAGCTTTCTTAGTGTATGTACGAATCTTTAAGCGCCAATTATAATTTTCATCAACTTTACTACGTGATTTTTGATAATGTGCCATGCGCTTATTTTCATTTTTTTTGTTAAGTTTATGGTATTTGGCATGTGCATCAGCATCGCAACTACGGCAAATATTTCTTAGTAAGTCTTTTGAGCTTATCTTCCTACTGAACGCAGTTTTTAACTTTTCTTCTAGACATCTTTTGCAGATTTTGGTCATAAAAGCCTCCAAAATAGTAAAAAAAAACCACTTGCAAGCTAATTTGGACCCCTCCATATCAACCTACAAGTGGCTTAAGAACTTAACTATTACTCAGCTACGCCCACAATAAATTTGTGAGATAATTTTCCAGCATACTTACCAGACTCCATTGGCTCTTGTCCAAGGTAAGTGATTTGCAAGAAAGACCCAATAGCAACTTTTGCCATTTGAGCATCAAGGGAACCTGCACTGTTAACTACAATGCGAGACCCATCATCTGCAACCAAGTTATATGATGGTTTATCATACTGGTCTTGAGTTACTGACTCCAAAACACCTTCTGCAACGATACCTGTAGTACCATTTTTTGCAAGTTCAGATGCTCGGATAAATTTAATGGCTGGACGTTCTTGGCTCATATCTGCCAATTCTTTGCCATTTACACTTTTGAAAGTGCGTGTTGTAGTTGCTGTTGCTTGTTCGCTCATTCTTTTGCTCCTTGTTGTGCCTTTCGGCGGTTTATTTTTAAGTTACTTTTAAAGTATACTATTAAGAGAACCTATTGTCAATACCATTTTTGGTTTTTTGGTAGTCTGCTAACATTGCAAGGCAGGCTAGTGCGTGGTCAAGGTGATTTAATGTTGATTCAGGGTCTTGATTTTCACCATCGTTCCAAGCTGTTAAGTGGCGCATACAGGATGCGACTAGGCGACTCCACTCCATTCCTTTTTTCCAGTTATTTCTTGAATATTTGAATGCACCGAAAGTCATTGCCCTTCCGATAGCTTCAATTGCAGCTCTAGGCACTAAGGACAAATCAGGTTTACCATTATCATTTTTAGTTGCGCCTTTAGGTACAGTAGGCCCACCACTACCACCTTTGGCCCCTAGTATATCTCCATATTTAACAAATGATGTTGTATTTATTTTATCATCTTTATCACATTTAGCAAAAGTTGCCGCGTTTGGTTCAAATATAACACCTTCCCATGTATCTTCCAAGGCCCTAACTACTGCAGGCTTATCTAATTTAGGTAAACCTCCACACTTACAGCCCCTAACAGTTGAACAACCATCTTTAGTTTTACGCTGTTTTAATTTTTTGTTGCAATCACTGCAGACATATTTACTCATTTTAAATTCTCCGTTTTAGTATCTATAAGAGTTTTTATTAATTGGTCTTTCATAAAATTTATTATTCCGTTATCAATATCTGGGTCGGAAAGAACTGCTTTTTTATCAATTGTAGACAGTTTATTAAACTCCGAACTCACATAAGTAGAGGCTAATTCATCTAATAATAATTCTTTTTTATGTTGTAAATTTTTTATAGCTGTATTTATATCTGTAAGTCTTTTTATATCACTTAATACTTTCACAATTAGACCTCCAAAATGTTATAGTTTAGTTTTTCAGGAACTTCTAAGTTGACCCACTTACCAGTACTTAAGCACATTTTATATGTTTCTATAGCTTTGTCAAGAAGTTTTTGTCCTGCAAGTCTAGTAAATTTTGATACTTTATATACTTCACAGAGAAGGTCTTTTTTACCTATCACAATAAAGTAAAAGTCAAATGGTTTTCCATAAAACTGCTCAACCACAGTTAAGTACATAGCCGCACTGAGTTCATATTTATACTGGTCTATGGTCATTTTAAAAGAGTCCAAATCGACAGGCATACCACTTGTTTTTACGTCCACAATGTAACCTTTATCAATATTAATATAGTCGGCACGAACTTTCATTTGAATATCTTTTACAGTTTGGCACACTGAAAACTCAGACTCTCCACCTTTAATTAATTCTATAGCTTCCTTACGTCCTTGGTAGGCTCTAAGAAAAGAAAGGCAGCGAGACTTTTGTGGACTACTTAGACAAACTTTACCTTTGTTCTGCAGGCAGAAAGCTTGCCATTCAGGGCCGACTTTTCTCATACCATCCCAAAAGGCATATTCGGTATCCACTAAGTGGGGCTCAAGTATTAAACTATGAGTTAGGCCACCTTCTTCAAAGGCTGCATTTGGGCCATCTTCTGGGCGTATACCTAATATTTTCTGTTGATAAAATTCTGTAGGATTTTTAAGTAATAGTTTAAAAGATGATGAGGAGAGCCAAATTTTATCACCATGATATTCGGAATTTGAGCACTTGTTTAAACCTTCAATTAGTCCCATATGTATTCTACCTCTCCATTGGCCCACACAAAATCTGTTAATGGGGTTAAAGTTTGATTTTCTTTATTGCAGTAAAGGCAAGTTCCTTCGGAAACTGTGCAGCAACTTCTAGGTGGTATCTGCCCACCACGTTCATTTGCACAGTTTTCACAAATATTCCAATGAGGAAGGTCTACTTTTGGTTTCTTTTTATTTTTAGGTTTTTTCAAATTACCACCATCCAAATATGCGACCAAAAATAGGTAGGTGTATAAGCAAATTTAACCATATATACATCGTTTCATTTGCCACAATACCGAATCGGCGACATGAAAATATTAATGTTGCAATTAGTAAAAGTAGCCATATCACTGTATATATAATCATCTTGATACCATCTTTCCTGCAGGAATACGAGCAGCCATTAGTGCCTCCTCAAATGAGAATCCTGATACATCGGGTAAATTTTTATAAGCTTCACTTGCAAAATAAAGTCTTTTCTCAGGGTCCAATTGACTATCAGCCATCCTGCAGCCTAGCCAGTAAAAAAACTGATTACGCCCTTTTAAGCCTCGCTCAACCATTATCTGTTGAGGTTCATGAGCTGCAGCTAGTATTAGTGGCGTAGCATGGGCCGCTTTCATTGGTCCTGAAAAACTAATAGTATCAAGGGTAGGTAGTTTCGTAGCCAATTCTAAATTATCTATTCTACTTCCTAAGTAATGTAAAGTTTGCATCTTATCTGTATCAGGACGTATAACATCTGGTAAGCGACTAAGTCGAGAAGGATTTTTAGTTGCTTTATCAGCTTCAGGAACCATTAAGTGGATACGTTTTGACCAATTCATATACTCAGTATAGTTTAAAAGTGGAGTTACAAGTGATATAATGAAGTGGTAAGAGGAGCCACCTGAGTATATAATTGAGGTTACTGGTAATTTGGATGTTACGTACTCCACTTGCTGATTTAAAGGCATATGGTCAAGTTCAATGAGAAAGTTTCTAAAACAGATAACATTAATATCAGCCCTTCTCGGTGTAGTTGGACTATGCCATTCAGCACTTGGGTTTAAATCTTGATAAGGATGAAGCGCATTTATGCAGTAGAAAAGGTCTTTTGATTTCGGAAAGTTTGATACAGCGTGGCCATATGGAGTTGCTGTAAAGCATGTTGTTTGGCCTTCATCAAATATTGTTGCTAGAAATCGCTCTGTCTCTGTCTCTGTTTGAACCATTTTTATGCTCCTATCAATTAGTATACCAATAAGTATGCCAACTGTCAACCTATAAATGCAGTATAAATTTCTGATGCCATCATGTATATAAGTGTGAATATTAGGCTGAACAGTAAGTAACCAATTATAAATAACATTATTTTAAGTGATAGTGATGCAAGTTTATCGAGAGGGTTCACTTTTAAGTTCCTTTGATATAATTCTATAGTTCCACCAAGAAAATTTTTCTTCATATGGATAAGATGTATATTTTATGTGCCTTTCTATTGTAGTTAACCATGCAGCATTACCATCAAACCATACTGGATACCAAGCAAACCAAGGATGCCAAATAGATAATCGTTCTAGTTTTTGAGTTGTGGTTTCATATTTCCATAGCATTTTTAGGTTCCTTTACTTTACTTGGTCATAGTCAACAGTATCAGTTGAAATTTGGTCAGGATATAATCTGCAGCGATAGCATCGAAGGCGAGCTGCACGTTGACGTTCTGCGGTAGCTTCTTCAGGTAACCATCCACCACTATCTGAAAGCATCCATTGGTGCATCTTACATGGTGGACTTGATTTAAGTAAGTTTGCAGATAAATTGATTTCTTGTTTGGCTACCCACAATAGGGCCATGTAGCCTGCAATTGCAATTAAAATGAATGGTAATACATCTCCCACATTATTCTCCTGTAGTGCATTTATCTTTTAAAACTTCAACTTTGCTATAATCACCTTCATACTCATGTATGGCTGCATACTTTTTAAAGTTAACCAAAAAAGTTTCGGGCCCACTGGAAATAACGACCCCTTTTGCTGCAGTCTCATGTTGGTGTAGTTTGCCATCATAACTAAGCATAACCATTATAGTGCACCAGACAATCATTGGTGACCTTCATTTGAATGTCCATCTTGTTCAGAGTGTCCATTTGTTCCATCTTGACCATTTGAGCCATTTGAGCCATTTGAGCCATTTGAGCCATTTGAGCCATTTGAGCCATTTAAAATTTCAACCATTGAACCGTCTGGGCAAGTTATAAGGGCTCCATTTGAAGTAGCAGATACGGTACAACTTTGACCATTTAAACCAGCTTGCCCATTTTGTCCATCATTACCTGATTGGCCTTGATTACCTTGTTGACCTTGCTGGCCCTGACGACCCTTTTCACCATTAATAAACCTAACGTCTCTTTTTGCACAGGCAGATAAACTAATTATTGCAGCTAGAAAAATAATTTTACCATTACCCATTTTGTTGCTCCTTTATTCGTTTAAGTGACTCTTCTAATTGTATACTAACTTCCTTCTGAGGGGAAGCATTTTCTTTTGCAATTTCATCTAAAAGTTTAATAAGCATTTCGGCATCACTTTTTCGGTGCTTATTCCACTTTACACGTATACGCAACTTATCTACAAAGCGTAAAAACTTATCATATGGGTGTATCATTTTGAGACTCCTTTAAATATCTAGTTTACGTTCAGTAGCTTCTTGACAAATAAGTTCTCTAATAGCTTCTAATTCTTTTGTCTCACCTTCATTTGGCTCCTCATATTTAAGACGTCTACGTATATACTCAAGAACTTCACTAAGTACAATTGAGTAATCAATACCTTTTTGGGCATACTCAAATTCAGGTTTCTCATCTGGTAGATTAAATGTTAATGTTGCTTTAGGCATTTGTAATCTCCTATTAATTTATTATAATCACTGTTTATTGCAGGTAAAGCAAGTATTAGTTTGTTTGTAATCGCTCCATATAGTATATGGTATAAATATAAAAGCAAAGAATAATACTCCTAAAAGTATAGCCGTACTAATAAGAGAATATATAATTATTGTTGGATTCTCATCACTAAACATTTTAAACTCCTAAAAATTCCATGTATACTTGCAGTTTACCACATCTATACTACGACCGCAACTAAATTTTGAATTTATTTTTATTTGATAAGACCTGCCAGTTTGTAAGGCTATAGCTGCAGGTACAAGGTTCAATGTTAGGTCGCCCACTTTACGAGATAATTGATTTCGCTGCAACTGAACAAATTTTTGGAACGCTGGACGGCTCCCATAGTAGGCCTGCAGTGCAGTATCGCATGAGGGACCATTTAAGCATATTGAAGCAACTAGTAATTCTAACACAACGGTCCTATAATAGTCCAAGGAAAGTCTGTGTCAAATATTGTATAATGATAATCCCAATTACCAACTTTAACCCAGTAACGGCCATTTTCAAACGTAAGTACTCCAAGTTCATCCGAACCATCACCAAAATCACGATACACTACTAGATTAACTTCACTTTGTCTTTCTATATACCACATGATAAAGTCCTTCTAAAAATTTTCAGGGCCCACTGGATAAAGGTAACTTAAAAGCAACTTAAAACGCTTTTGGTGGCCCAGAAACGTGTCTAGTAGTCACCAGCAAGTCATAGTCTAAGTGAACCCAATCAGGCAAATACATTTTAAAATATTGCACAGCATCTTGTGTGGATACCCGCCAAGGTTTTCCACTGTAGCCTAAGTTCCAAAATACTGCACGAACTGCTTGCGTATCTTCAAATTCTCCACCGATAAGGGCTATTACTTCAATGCAAAGGTCCATTGCTGCTTTGTGCATATAGAATTGACCAACTTCTACTGTGATGTTCGTTTTAGTATTTGTCATTTTTCAGCTCCCTTTTTATTATTAGTCAACATATATTTAGAATACTTTTTAGTAAATGCTTTTATAAATATTTGTAATCAGTTTGATTTAGATGCCACTTTTAGGCTCCCTTTTTATTTTCTCCAAATGCTTCTCTAGCTGGCGTTTATTTTCACAATCAATACACATTGACTCCCAGCCGCGCTCATCTTCTGAATGATAATGGTCTTGTAAATCAATAGCCATTTCTAACGCCTCAATCGCAATAGCTAGCTTGGCTTTTAACTTCTCAATCTTAGCATAAGCTAATACTAACTCGCTTTCTACTCGCTTATTAGCGTCAGCACAGCCACGTTTTATTTTCTCAATATCAGCTTTTAAAATGTCGTATTCTGATTTCATCCTGTCGTAATCATTAACTTTCATTTCTTTTAAATCATTATTAAAAGTTTCAGATGATTTGAAATCTTCATTTGTTTTATACTTCATCCTACAACTCCCCTAAAAATTCAAACTGCTTTTTATCTTTGTCTGTGTCATTCATTTTTTACCACCTTTCAACCATTGTTGTAATATAAGTTTTCCTGTATGTATTGCTGTGGCCTGCGACGTCCCTGACAAACTTACTCCAGCACCTAATTGGTTAACACCATTTTCAAGAACGTCTATGGGTCCCCCTAGATTTGAATCTAAATTATCTCTATTGCCGACCACAACTAGACGCGAATCTAAACATGCAGGGAACGCTTTACATTTTTTCGTAAGGTCTCTCGAATCATTACCTGCAGCTACAATTATTTTAACACCATTATTAAGTAACATTTTAATTAACAACTTCTCAACTTGATTTGGATATTCACCATTAAGTGATATATTAATAAAATCTGGATTCATTTTTAAAGTATATAGTAAACCTTGCAAATAGTCAATGACAGTTGAGGTTGAACTTATAACTTTAACTATGACGATACAGTATTTAGCATCTTTTGCCTCCCTCTCAATCAGGGCTGTTATATTTGAACCATGACGATATTCATTTTTGTCAGTGGGGTCGAGTGGTGACCCTTCATTAGTAAAGTTTCGGTGTCCAGTTTTGCAAAGATGAGTTGCTTGATGCCAGTTTAAATTTAGACCTGTATCTAGTATGGCTACTGTAAGTTGGCCCTTTGCTGCAGGTATTGGCGCGGCATTGACTGCAATTTGCCAGTATACCATTGTTAGGACTAATATTAGGATGAGTATTATGTACTTTAAAGTTTTCATGTAGACCACGACCCCGACATCGACATCGACATCGACATCGACATCGACCCCGACCCCGACCTCGACCCCGACCTCGACATCGACCCCGACCCCGACCCCGACCCCGACCACGACCCCGACATCGATATCGACCCCGACATCGACATCGACCCCGACCCCGACCTCGACCCCGACCACGACCTCGACCCCGACCTCGACCCCGACCACGACCTCGACCCCGACCTCGACCCCGACCACGACCATTTTTGTTTTTGCGGCCTTCTCATTTATAAACCTTCCGTTTAGTTTAAAGTTACTTAGACCACGACCTCGACATCGACATCGACCCCGACCCCGACATCGACATCGACATCGACATCGACCCCGACATCGATATCGACCCCGACCTCGACATCGACCCCGACCTCGACATCGACCTCGACCCCGACCACGACCCCGACCCCGACCTCGACCCCGACCACGACCATTTTTGTTTTTGCGGCCTTCTCATTTATAAACCTTCCTATAATTGTTTAGTTACTGCAAAACTTTCAACTGATGATTTAATAATATAAAGTTCACTTGATACTTTCTGAGCATCTTTAAATTTAGTTTCAGTAAACGAGCCAGTCTCATATACAATGTGGCCATTTTCAAGTTTAATAAACTCATCATTAACACCAACTAAAGTTCCTGCATAAATATAATTCATACAAAATAAAGTTACTGTTTGACCCAGTAAAGCAATAAAACCTTCTCCTGCAACTTCTTCTACTTTTACTAATTTTTTCATTTATATGTTCCTTTTGTTAGTTGTTTATTGTTTGATTACTTATAAGTATATTACTATAGGAATTGAAAAAAGGCAATAATAATTTATAAATGTCTTGTTTTGATACGTATGTTACTTGAGACTCAATTATTTCGCCTGTAAGTTCGTTGAAAAGGCGCATGTAAAAGTGGCCTTTTATATCAGTGGCAATGTCTGCAGTTAAGTTTGCGTGTTGAATTATCATTTGTAAACCTTCCGTTTAGTTCAAAGTTACGTAGACCTAGACTTCGACCCCGACCACGACCCCGACCACGACCCCGACCCCGACCACGACCACGACCCCGACCTCGACCTCGACCCCGACCACGACCTCGACCACGACCCCGACCTCGACCCCGACCACGACCCCGACCCCGACACCGACCACGACCCAGACATCGACCATTTTTGTTTTTGCGGCCTTCTCATTTATAAACCTTCCGTTTAGTTCAAAGTTATAACAGTTAATTGGTTATTAATTAAGTATACTTCATAATGGCCATCTAAGTCAATCCACTTAGTTGTTGACAATTGTTGCAGATTTAAGTTGCAGTTTGGCTTACTGTTTTTAATTATACATACAATAGGAACATTAAATGTAAGTTGAAGTGTAGCTGATGATGTATCAGCATATACCATATTATTTAAGATAAAGAAAATTAAAAACTTCAAAGTAAACCTCCAAAAAAAGTTTGGGCCCACTGGCAATAAGGCAACCTACAAACGTCTCAATTGGCATCCTACATAGTGTCCAGCATCCAATATGATGTCCATTTGAAGTAGAGTTTTCTGCAGGTCTAGGTCAGCAAACTGCATTTGATTATTGGTCATGAATTGCCCACTTAAGTATGTTTTCAGTGCATATCTCATGTCTGTTTTTGAAACCTTAAACTTTGAGCCCATTTCGACGTGCTTATTAATAAAGTCTGTAATTATGTCACTGTCAGAAGCATTACAAAGTTGCTTAATGGTATCGTCCATTTTTGGTGGCACTCTTAAGTTCATACCAGTTGGGCATTCCACTTCATACGTTTGCCTGCAGGAAAATAAAAAATGAGGTAACTCGGCTTTTAAATTGGGCCCAAAATTGGCATCTCCTTGTGTAGCTTTCGGATATGGCGTTACTGCAGTGAGTAGTAGCCTTGTGCGTTCACTTCTATCATTGTAGTTTATTGACGGGACCATGTTTGCACCAAATAAAAGCTTACTGTAAACTTTTGCAGATTTAATTGGAATATATTTTGAGTTTGCACTAACAACGTCGCCGCCTAGTAAACTTTTGATGCGCTCCGACCTTATAACGTGTGGGTTTTTACAGTCATTGTAGATGGCTAGACGCTTCCCTAAAGCAGCCCCGAAAAAGTATTCGCCTTCATACGAACCTTTTGAGAGGGCTAAAACATGGTCATGGCCCATAAAATCGGCTAACGTATTTAATACTGTGCTTTTTCCATCATTACCCTCACCATGTATCCACAAAGCTTGACGGCCAAAATTGTTTGGGTCAAATATAGACCATACATAAGCCTTAAAAGTTTCTGGATACTCTAAGCGGGATAAAAATTGGTCCCATGTCGGATGGGGCCCATCTTTTAAAATCGTAGCATCGAGAGACTTATATGCTGCAATGTTTGGGTCCCAACTTATTAATGGAATGTTGCGAGGCAAACTTAATGAATGGTCACCTGAAATTTGTTTTGCTAATAGTTGCAAGTAATCGGTGTACTCCAACTTAGACCCTAAGTCACAATTTTCTAGTGCCACTTTAATTATAGAGTTCACTTCTGGATGGTCATATAGCAGTTTAATTAAAACCTGATTATCAAATTTTGAGAATAGGGAAACTTCATTTTGTTTATTGATAGTATATACAAGTAAGTCAGGGGGCATAACTTGCAGTCTCACTGGCAAACTACTTTTAACTTCATTGTAAAGTTGGCGACTTAAGTCCACTTTTGTTGGTTTTTTTGTTAGTTTTTTGGTATCTTTTAAACTATCTCTACTAGTGCCCATCATTTTCATTGACTTTATGACTTCGGCAACGTTGCCGTTAAAATCTATTTGGAGCATTTCACTAATAATGTGAGTTTCAGAGCGAGCTCTGTGTATTCTGGTATCGTAAAATATGCCCTCATCTTGCAGCCAGACATACCATTGACAAAATTGAGTTAGTGATGGTTTTATGGTCATTTTTTGGCTCCTTAAATTGCAGTCATTGTTAATGTATCACGAATCATTTTAATTTGCAAGTCTATGGTGCTGAAAACTTTCCCATAAAACATTGCTTCTGTGTCTGCTGTATTTTTTAAAAATATATAATAAGTAAATAAAGAGGAAGTGGGTCAAAAATAGGCTCCTTGAAATCATTAGGGAAAATGGAAATTTGAAAATATGCTCTGTGTCTTCACGACACACACATTGTGTTTTTTGGGAAAGTTTTGACAAAAGTGGTGTAGCTAACTTATTGATTGTAGGTTCATATACCATTATAATTGATTTGAGCATTTTGAGTTTCATTAGTGGATTGCCTGTGTGTATGGCTTAAGTAGCGCCTCAATGTCTTCCTTAACTATGACTTGCTCTGTGAGAAGGGCAGCCGCATCGGGTGCAATATAAGTAACCAAAAAACCACGACGTTTCAATTCTAACTCCTCGTCGAGCAATTTGAAGGCTGCTTGTGTGTATACTTCTTGAGCCCTCAATTGGGCCATTGGGGCCTCAACAAGCAAAATTAAATCATCGTTCAAATGTTCCATTATTAGGTTACCTTTTGTCATTTTAGATGCTCCTTGTTTTTTGTTAAGTTTCATTTCAATCAATATAAGTTTTTCTTATGTATACTATAACTTATCTTTATTTGGGTCATATAAGCGTGAGCTTTTAATGAGGGCTTCCTTTTGACGTTCGTACTCGGCGGGGTCAGTTTCATATAAATGGTCTGTATAATTATCAATCAATGGCATAGTACCGCTATAAAGTTTATTTATTTGTTCCTTCGCTTCGTGATATGTTTTCCAAAAATCATCGTCAGTTGGCAAACCATACAAATGACTCATTAAATCACTTTCTGAATTTTCAGTTATATCATTATCAATTGTTAAGTCTTTAATTTTTCCCATTTTTAGGTTTCCTCCTTGATAAGTCTAAAAGTTATAAAACTTCGGTCTTGTAAGGCTGCAGTATAAAGGTCACTGTTAGGTTTCATTTTAATTTCATATAAGCGGTCGAGATTAATCCATTTAGGCTCCTCAAAATGAGTTTCCCCATCTCTATGCAGCTCAATTATAGGTAACCAATTCGCGGGCAATTTTAAGTTCGTTTTATTCATTTGGAGTTTCCTTTTCTGTTTTATTTTCCGTCTGCATGTCTGCTTGTTGATTATTTATAGTTATTAAAAGTAAGCTTACAATGGTAATTGGTATCGTCAAAATCATTACTGACGATGGCTTATTATAAAGTAAAATCGGAATGTTAAGTAAACCAATGAAGCAACCTAGTATACCAATCATTTTGCAGCCCCCTTCAAATTATATTGCTGGCACTCATCATTAAAGTTTGTTATTGGCAATAATACTGCACCACTTTTAATATATGTGGTATATTGTACTTTAATAGTTTTAGAACATGCCCAATCATCCTTTCGTAAAGTAAATACAGGACTCTGTAAATGACAGTAACAAATATATATTATAAATGGTACACCAATAAACACAAAAATAATAATTATACTAGGAATAATTTTTTCTGCAATTATATCCATTAAATAGTTAATCATTTTGCAGCCCCCTTTAAAGTTAAGTTATAGGTTTTCATAATCTCAATTGTTACAGATTCAATCCAAGCCGAGGCAACGTCTCCTGCTACCCAACTTGTTTTTTCTTTTAATTTTAAGTTTGCCAATTGCTGAATGGCATCACGTGTTTTTGGCTCCTCTAATTGCAGCAATATAGTTTTGATGTTAGCGTTCGTCATAATAGTCATCCCTATCGGCCTCATATTCCGAGTGTGGATATGCGGCGTCTAACTCATCGGCTAATGTTCCAATGTCAATTATGTCATCAGCATGGCAACGAGCAACTAATTGGTTGCCATTGATGCCTTTTGAGTATAAATGTAATCGGTCACCCACTATCACGTCTCCATTAAAGTGCTCAACGTCTCCTTGAACTTCAACATCCTGTTCATTAGTATCTGTCAATTGCAATCGGTCTCGAAGGGCTTGAGATAAGTCCTCACTAGCAATTGTAAATGAAAACTCAACGGTATCTACTTTTAAGTTATCTAATCGGTGTATCATTTGGTAACCTCCTCATTAAATTTAATAAAATTTTCATCGACTTTACTTTTTATAAGTTTTTCACCATTGTATATCACTTGATATTGATGGAAACCTTCCCCAAACATTATGCCCTTAAGCATCAATATGCGGGCTTGATTTGGTTTAAATATCTTTTTCAAATCATAGGTTGCATGGTGTAGTTTTCCAAAATAGCCATATAATTTACCATCACTTTTACCCTCAATTATATAAGTAGTTATCATTTGGTAACCTCCTCATTAAAGTTTTTAATTAATATAAATGCTTGTTAACTTGTTCATAAACAAATTCTGAATCATTGTTTAGGTCGTCCAATTCTTCGTCTGTCATTGGTCTACCATCATAATCAGCCGATGCAATGTAGGCATCAGCAAATTCGGGGTAATCATTAGAATCAATGCCGTTAATTTCAACATCGGTTATTTTTGAGTAATCTAATTCTGTTTTAGTTTTTGTCATTTGGTAACCTCCTTATTATTTGGTTAACTTAATTTATATCATCTCATCGGCACCTTTTAAAGAAACTTCAACATTATTTTTCAATATCTCATTTATTTTTTTGCAGTAATATATTTTCTTTTGAGGTGTCTTAGAATGATACGATGCGAACCAGCAAGGGTCATGCGAAGCCCGTTTCAAGTGTTTGTTGAGCAAGCGAGTTGCGCACGCGGCACCACCTTGGTATGATTGCAATTTTAAGCCTACACACTTTGACCAGTTGACTGAATTTATTTGGAATGGGCCCAAATCAACCGTTCCATTTTTATTTATACGCACTGAATCTAATTGCTTGTTTGATTCAAGTTGACTAATGGCACTGAGAAGGGCTTTAGTCACTTTATTTATCGGTTGACTTTGGCCGTGGGCCGTTGTTATTAGAAGGGCCCCTAAAATGGCAATCATTTTGAAGCCCCTTTGCAAGTAACTTTAAGACGTTTTGCTTCATGTTTCAACCATTTTTGCAAAATTTTAATTGATTCGAGGTTGACTCCTAAATGTTTGGTTGCATTTCCGATGCCATCAGATATTACTAAAGTTTTATAAAACTCCGAATCTTGTAGTTTGGTTAACTCATCAGCATAATAACTATATTTTGTCATTTTGCAGCCCCTTGCTCCAATATTGCGCCCAATATGTGATTAGCTTCACTAATTGGTATCGTGTGACAGCCAATTTTTATGATATCATCAGTTTTATTAATAACTGTAAAGCTCCCAACTGTTAAGCCCTTAACATCACGGCCCGAGTTTACCATTTTAAGTAATATGATGGCCTCTCTCAATGGTACTTGTGCACCTTGTGAGGTCTCAACCATTTCGCCTCTAATACGTAACATGATTGGCAACTTAAATTTAATGTTATAATTTAGACTTGACAAATCACTTGAACGCCATTTTGCAATCACATCAGCTTGTTTTTTTATTAATTTGGCAGCTCGTAGGGCTAACATTTCAGGACTTTGCAACTTAAGTTGTCTAGCAATACGTTCTGTTACGTGCTCCTGAATCAAATCGGTTAAGTCTTGAGGCAATTCAAGGGCTAACTCACTATGACCCAACTTATTACATATATTGTTATGTGCCATTATAGTTGAAGTTAGGTGCTCGTTAGCATATGATTCTGAGTAAAATTTCATTCTACTTAAAGGTGCCATAATATCGTCAATCAATTGACTTTGATTAGCAAGTAATGCTCCCTCAACGTCGGTTAAATTACCAGTTGGGCATCTTAGACGTAACCCTTCAACTGCATGATAAGCATCTGAAATATGGCCCCGCGTTGTAACTGAATAACCTCTTGAATTTATCATTGCAACTTTATGGCCGTTGTAATCAATGAAGCGGCCCAATTCATAGTGTCGACCATAACTATAGATTGACAGCCCTTCAAAAAATACATTGCGACAACGCGCATCACTTTGACTTTGGTTAGCCCATAAGTGAATGACTTGACTTGAACTTGAGAATACTTTTTTGATACGTTTTGACATTTGAAGACCTCCTGTTAGTTGGTTAAATTATCTTATAACTTCTTATCGGCTGCAGCTCAATAAAACTTAAGGCCCCTAGCGAATTATTTTTAAAATTTTTTGGGGCCAACTGGCAATAATGTAACCTTAAAACATATTTACAGTATACTTTGAAGTATCAACTGCAATGTCTGCCCCATAATCAATAAATAATTGGGAGCCCGTAGACACGTCCCTTAATAAATAAAAGGCCATTACTTGTCTGTCATCATAGTCAATCAAACGGTAACCGACATTGGGCATATCTGAATGGTTGAAAATCTCACCATCGCCTAACACAAGGCAATCTTGCTTATCAGTATACTTAAAAGTGTACCATTTTAGGTCCGTCTCATTAACTTTAATGGTATCATTTTCAGATAACACTAATAATTCTGCAGTGAATAGAATTCGATTTTGCTGTAAGTCTTGAGCTGCATATAACCCGCGCCCCATTTCTGGACTTGTATTTATATAGTAGTTTAGCATTTGAGAACCTCCTGTTAGGGTTAACTTATAATATACTTATCGGTTACTTTGTTGAAAACTTAAGGGCCATACGTTTTTTTATTTTATTAATAAGGGCCAAGTGGCGCATCATTCTGAGACGATAAGCTTTGACCTCAATTGGTCCGCAATATTTCATTATGTCCTCATAATAGATGACACTTGAATGAAGCTTAGTAATGGCATTTAAATATATGTAAGTCACTTGAGAAACTCCTTATTGGTTAACTTAGCAGTGTGTCTACTAATCATAATTTTGGCCGCGTGAATCGACTTTATTTGTAATAAATAAGCATGACCATCAACTTGTACTCTAATGATTTCGTGGCCTTGTATAGTGGTCCTATAAATATAACCTGTTTTATAACTTATAGTATAACTTGATTGATATAAATTTGTCATTTATAAACCTCCCTTTGCTTTATTTATAAGTTTTTGAACCTCTTCCGCATATTCTCGTGAGGCTCTCTCCTCTGCATAATTAAAATGATTTAAACACTCTTCTAGTGCCTCTAATAATTCTGGAGCACATGCAATTAGTTGAGCATTGGCTAATTCTTTTCCACAATTATCATCTATTTTTGCAATGCCATATGAATCAGAGCAAACTTCCAATATACCAAACGATTTATCTACCTTCCACGGACCTTTAGTATGTCTCATTTTATACCTTTCCTTTTAAAAAAACACATTTATCATTTTTTATTATTGCAAAATTAGTAATATGTTTGCAGCATAATTTAACGAAGCGTTCCCAACGTTGCTTTTGATAAGTCGCATGGTCTTTGCCCAATGGTGTATTAAAATTATGCCATGAGTAACTTATTAATTTTGTGCCATTGATGCGCATTGTAGGGCCGCATTTATTTATTTTAAAAACTGCCTTCATTTTATAAATCCTTGTTGTTAGTGTCAACTTATCTTATAATATCTCATCGGTTGCAGCTCAATAAAACTTAAGGCCCCTAGCGAATTATTTTTAAAATTTTTTGGGGCCAACTGGCAAAAATGCTAACTTCAAAGCACTTATAAGTGACTCAATACGTAAAGGGAACTAAATGCGGCCAAAATGTAGCATATTGAGCCCACGATTATTGTAAATGCTATATAGTATGTCATTTGAGAACCTCCTTGATATGTTAACTTACAATAGACTTATCGGTTGATTAGGAGGAAACTTAAGGGTCAATTAAAAATAATTATGCTTGACAATTGGCTTAAAATGGGCCATAATAGATTAACCATAAGTAAACGAGCCATCATGAGGTATAACAGCTATGACACTTGTAATGCAGGCCAAAAGGCCAATTCAGTTCCACATCCCTCCACACAATCAACCTAAAAGTAAACCTAAAAAGTCCCTCAAACGTATCAAACTAAAACGAAAACACCATAAAGTAGTCACAAAGGCAGCCTCAAAGGCTCCAAAGGCAGCCTCAAAGGCTCCAAAGGCAGCCTCAAAGGCTCCAAAGGCAGCCTCAAAGGCTCCAATCAAGTTATTAAGCGCTGAAATGTATAGCTTGCAGGCTCAATGGTACGCAAAACTCAAGTCTAAAGGCTTTGAAGATATTGAGCGATGGAACTCGCAAGCCAAAGACTTCTCGCCTCTAATGAATTGTAAGTCCCTATCAGCCATTGCGAAAGGCTTTACTACTGAAAAACAGACTTATTATAGACGATTGACTAATTGGTTGACTCACGTTAAGCAATATAAGCCTAGTAAACCTATATATATGATGGCAATTAAGATGCACGCTGAGGGTGTGCCAATGCGGGCCATTGTAAAGCGACTGCCTAAACCCCATAGAAGGAGTCTAAAGATTATTCACGACATTATTCACCATATGGTTGAAGTTATTAGACGTTGGAATAAGACCAATCCGAAGGGTTTAGACTTTGAAGCAGACTTGATGCCGCCTCAAAGTTAAGCGTATAAAGTAAACCACAAAGTGGCCACAACTAATAATATCATGAAGGGAGCCACATTGTCAATAGTAAAGTTACGTCTTGTCATTTTGTAGCCTCTAAATCGTCTATAATTTTAGTAAGCGTATTAATAAGAAATGATGCCTTAGCTTTGCGGTCCAGTACTAGAATCATTTTTGCGTGCAATTCTGGTGAAAACTCGTGAAACATCATATTAGTCATATATTCAATCTGTTCAACTAATCTTAAAACTCTTGTGCTATTCATTTTAAAGCCCCTTTGTTAATTATTATACTATCTTATCGGTTGACTAATGGGAAACATTAATCTTGCAGGGGAGAAAAGAAAAATAAAGATGGCATGAACCTTGCAGGTAACCTATTGGCATGAACCTTGCAGGTAACCTATTGGCATGAACCTTGCAGGTAACCTATTGGCATGAACCTTGCAGGTAACCTATTGGCATGAACCTTGCAGGTAACC